TCACGCCACCTTCACATCTAAATAATCAGGGTTATCCAGATGTTCTTCATATTCATGAAATAACACCTGACATGCCGCATTACCTGTTAAATCTTTCTTTAAGAGCACGTAACTCAGTGTCTTGCGTGTGCCTTTGCCGCTAAATGTCGAGCTGCCATCCGCAAGTTCATTTTTGGCATAACCCAATTTTTCTAGCCAAAGCTTAAAGCCAACTTCATGCTTCTTTTTAATTCTGAAGATCATTTGTACCCCCAGGTGTTCGCAAAATTTTGCAGGCAATCATCAATACCGAATAGGTTGATATTGCGGTAAGTTCTAACCCGACCCTTGTACTGCACAAGCAGCACCCGGGTCATAGATGAGTAGGAGTAACTCATGGTGTTAGCGCTGCCTCTTGTGCTTCATACGCTGAGTTGATTTCATGGAGCTGACCCTCAGTCATCTGAGCCGTAAAAGGCTCAAAGCGTGAAGCCATAATTGCGTTAAGCGCTTCCAGATCGGTTGTGTTGCTGATCTCGTTAATTACTGATTGAATTGATTCAGCCGGGAATGCTTGAGCAGTTTTAATCGCTTTTCGCTTAGCTTTAAATACATTGCCAATTTCAGTTTTTGCTGGTTCACCTAAATTCAATTCAGCAATTTCAGCGCCGATTTGATCGAGCTCTTCCAGCGATTCGGCTTGATTAATACGCTGATAAAACGGTGTTAAATTCACCTCAACAACCTGCGCCTCAACCACTTCGGTTTTCTTTTTTAATCGGTCCTTTAAGGCAGATGCACCAGTATTTGGCTTTGCTGAAGATGTGGCGGGGGTAATATCCTTTTCAGGTGATTCAACCAATTCATCAGGTGTATAAACACCCATAATTACATCAGGTGCATAAAGGCGTGACCAGCGCTTTGTGGCTAGATATGCAAGTTGCTGACGTGGATCTGCCACCCACATTGGTGAATTACGCACCGGACCAACTTGCCCCATAGATATATCAAGCATACGTGGTTCATCTTCACCAATGATGGTGGCCCATACACGAACACCACGCTCAAACGATTTATCTTCTTTGCCGTTTACCTTTGCCCAATCACCATACCACTCAAACTGCAAGCGACCTGTTACTGGTGCACGTGTGGTAATCACAGCATTGACTAATTGAGCCTCATATCCCAACACCCCATTCACTAGGTGGGTTTTTTGAGCAACAGCAAAGGGGTTCATACCCCATTGCATTGATTGCAAGATGACTGCAAAGCAGTCACCCACAGAGCCCTGCAGATGCTTAGGAACTGTGACGTGTGCTTGAGCCATAACCATTGCTAAATCATTTACACGAGTCATGGCTTCAGTGTTAAGCATTACATCCAATGCAGATGCAGCGCTTGGAGAAGCTTGAGAAAAAGTCTGTACTTGAGTATTCATATTTTATTTCTTCCTAGATCTTAGTTAATGCGTAGCACACGAGTGCTAGAAGTCTTCACAAATTGTTCGTAAATGTCTGGGTGAGCCGCTTTCAGCGCTTTGCTGTCCAGTGTGTTACGTTCTTGATATTTGAATGTTGCTAAACGCTTTTCTTCAGCAATAATCATTTCCGCATCTTCCATGCGTGAGCAGATTTGCAGCTTCATGCTATCCAGTTCAGCACTAGCTTCTTTGATAGTTTTATTCAGGTCCTTGTACTCAGCGACCAGATTGGCAAGCTCATCATCTGCCTGAACTGCTTGATCAGGATTGTGAGTAGACCAGCGATGTAGCACATCATCAAAAGTGGTCGGTGCAGGTGGCACATCATTTTGCACATGCTCATGCCAGAACCTTGAGCACTCATCTGTGAGCATTTCAAACAACTCAGGGTCAAATGCAATCTGATAGCTACGGAAATTCTGACCACCGATCAGCACACCCAGACCACACATTGATGCACCAGTAATGCCCATGTACCACTGAACTTGAGTCAGGTAATAATCTGGCACCTGTTCAGATTGCTCATCTCCCCATAACTTCGCCAGGTACTGATTCGCTGTCTTGCATTCTAAGATGCGGTCGGTGGTCAACTTGCCATCTTTAATACGGACATTGCCGGCGATTTCAGGGTTGATAATGGCGCGATCAATATTGGCACGCATCCAGTCATGTTCAGGGTGGGCGATCGTTGCATTAACGCGTTGCACCTTTACGCCGTTACGTTTGGCATATTCCTTGGCTACGATATCTTCCAGCATGTTGCCCCAGTAAGCCGGTTCGCTAGTGCTGTCTTCCAGTTCAGAGCGACCGGTCTTATCAAGCCACAGCTGATATGGCGAACTGTATTTACTTAAACCTAAGATGGCAGCTACATCAGAACCACCAACACCTAAACGACGTGCTTCGAGCCATGTTTGACGAGCATCTTCAATGCTTTGTAAATTTACTTGAGTATTCACTTCACACCTCCAACAGCTTTAGCAATCGCTTCCGCTTGATAAGCAGCTTCTTTATCTGCTGCATAGGTAAACATTGCAGCTAGACCAAGGAAGATAGAGATGAGAAGCAAGAAGGCAGAGAAGTTGCTCAACCAATGCGGTTTAGATGCAGGCTCTGGGTGTTGATACAAGCACTCAGAAGTCATGCGTGAAGCATTGAACTCCGGCAGGTTGCTTTGAATAGGGTTTTTGTTCATAATAATTTCACTCACAGTTATGTTGTGGGTCACGCCTCAGGTGGTTCGCAGCACGCTGAGGTTTTTTGTTGTCTGCGATATAAATATCGCATTTCCGATATTTATAGTCAATAGGAAAACCGATATTAATATAGAAAAACCGATATTTTTAATTTGAACTATGTTTTAATAGATAAAAGAAAACCCACACAGGGTGGGTTGGATGGAGTTTATTGAGATGACTAGAGAAGAATTTCGAGCGAATTTATATCAAACATATGTATCCTCTGGTATGCATGATCCAGTGTTGATACAGGAATATATACAAATTGCTGAATCTTTTGTTTTTGACCGGGTAAAATTTACTCAGAGCGATTTTGAGCTGCTCACTAAAAATATGGCTGTAAAAAATTAATTCTTATTTAGGTCATTGGGTGATACTACCCTCAAGCACTCTTCATAAACCTCTTTCCAGTACGCGATATCACCTGCTTGGTTATTCTGTTTATAGTAAGCAGGGTTCTTAAGGTTGATACGCGTTTGTATGATTTTATCAGCCATCTCAATAGCTAGGCGTTTTTCTTCAATTGAAGGCATATTTCTCTCCACCCGATCCAAGAGCCGCGTCGGGTTCGCATTTTTTATTAATTAGTCTCAGGTGATTTGCTTAGGGCTTTATCCTGATACATTTTTTCATCTGCCTCTATGATAGCTGCTGATAGACCGTATGTGGGATTTCGCATTGCAAAACCAATTGCAGCACTAATGCCAGCTTTTGCAATAGCAGTTTGAATTCTGGTTGCAAGTTTATCCGCATTTTCTCGGCTGGTTTCAATACTAAGTACAGCAAATTCATCACCACCTAGACGAGCGACAATATCATTATTGCGTACAGTGTTTTTGAGGGTTAAAGCCATTCTTTGAATGAGTTCATCACCTGCAGCATGCCCCAAAGTATCATTGGTGATCTTGAGGTCATTAAGATCAATCATAAGAATAGCAACAGGGTGACCATATCGTTTGCAGCGCTTTTCTTCTAATTCAATTAACTGATCCCAAGCACGACGGTTAAAAAGGCCAGTCATCGGATCGGACAATGCCTCCATTTCAAACCGTTCAGCTTTACGTATGTACTCAGCGGCTTTTAATTCAGCTTGAATATTATAGCTAAGCACTTGTGCTAGCAGCTCAAATAATGGAGCTTCCTCGACCAGATTTTTAGATTGAGGTTCAGGATCGATTGCACAGAGAGTGCCGAACAAGGAGCCATCTTCTTTTAAAAGAGGTTGGCCGATATAGGCTTTAATAGTGACAAGTTTATTTATTGGCGCATCTGTATAAACCTGAACGTCGGGCGAGTAAGGGGCAATGCGGGGCGCATTATTTTGTACCATGTGTGAGCAGAAAGAATCTGCCCATCGAAATACTTGTCCTGGCTTAACGTTATAGCCATTATCTTCACTTAGTAACACGATCCAGTCATCACCTTCGGTACGGGTAATCATCCATAACTTAAATCCAAATCGTTGAGATAAGAATTTTAAAATGGCTTGGCCAGCCTCTTCGAAATTCTTAAAGTTAATATTATTCATTAAGTTAGTCCGATGTTTGTACTAAGAGAGATGTGAAAAAAACAATTTTTAGACTACAGCGTCATATATTATAATTTTAAACTGATTAGCTCACTAATTATTCAAAAATTTAACTCACTTTACTTAAAATTTTTAGAAATTCCATCGGCTAATAAATAGGAATATTACTTCATATAATAAAAAGATAACCCATCACTGGGGTGGGTTATCCTGCAACAATAATCTTATTTTTTGTATTCAGTAATACTGATAGGTTTGTCTTTCATAAACTCTACAATACCTTCACCAGCTTTGAAGTGAATTGAAACGCCGTCATCATTGGCCAAACGCATACCACTTCCTGAAATAGCTCGTTTAAGGTGATAAACCTTGCCAGAATTATCTGTCATTTCTGCAGTTTCAAAATTATCTGAAGATTTCAATTCAACTGTAAGATCCATTGGACCAGTAAAATTAATTACCTGAGTTTCAGCTGGAGTATTGCTCACAACTTTTTCTTGCACCACTTCGTTTTTTGGATTTGAAGTACAGCCAGTAATCACTAATCCTAACAATGCTGCGCCTAACAAATATTTCATTGAGACTTACCTTTCTATTTATGAATCATAGGTATCTTTATACTAATTGTTATAATGTAACCTTTAAAGACAAGGTTACACTTACCTTACATAAAGAAAAACCCGCGGATAGCGGGTTAGTGATGCTTTACTTTGTTATTACAGACCCGGTCATGAGAGGTCTTAAGTGCAATATAAAGATTTAATATTTCAGAAGTAAGAAAGCTTTAGCACTGAATAGCATCTTTCTCTTTGTAGTGATCCAAAACCAAATCCATATCAGCCAAAAGCACAGCTTCAGAGTATTCACCTGGTGAGAGCTTCAACAAGTTAGGCATATAGTTCTTTTCATACTCACGCGGGTAGTCTCTGCATAAGATTTTTACCCGCACATCTTGAGTGGTGAACTCTGAATCTAACTTTTCCAGATATTTGCTAAGAATATTATCTGAGTTCTCAAAAGCTGTAGCGGTGGCAATTGGATCCACACCTTCATCTGGTTGCTTCTGGCAGCCGGACAAAGTCAAAGATAAGAGTAGGGTGGTAAGTGTGATATATTTCATAGTTATAGGTTTATTGTTATTGAATCAAGAATTATAAAGAAAAATTGATAAAAGAAAACCCACCGATGGGGTGGGTTGTAATTGTTAAAAGTTTACCATGATGTCATGTTAAATAAGCGTCCTTCAGAGCCATCGTCATGCAGGGTTCTAATAATTTCTTCTTTATCTAACCAGTTTACACATCTTGAAAATTCTTGAGGTGTATCTGAATCAATCATTGTTACGATCTGCTGTATACCCAATTTAGATAAATCACGCATAACCTTTAAAAGGTTTATTTTCTTCCTGTCATCTAGATTTTCAAAAACACCATCATGAAATACAAAATGAGGAAAGTTATTATTTATATGTGTTTGCAGGAGGGCTAAGTCAAATGCAATACATAATAACTTTTTATAAGTATTTCCCTTGTCAGCACTTGTATTATCTCCTGATGAATTTAAAAATTTAGCCCGAAATTCTAAATGATTTTCACTATTTAATGAGATATTTAAAACAGCGGGTTCAGATAGAACTTGTTCAATAATTTTACTAAAATTTATACGAGTTTCAGCAAAAACTGATATTGAATTAGAGTCAAGATTTTCGTATAAATTCTTCGTAATTCTCTCTTGAACATCATCAAGACTAGTTTTAACTGTTTGTATTTTACTCTGGATATCTTGAGAGTCATGTAATGTTTTACTTTGCTCTTTAAGCATATTGATATGACTTTTTAAATTTGAAACATCTTGAACTAGAGTCTTATATCTATCCAATATATCTGTTGATTGATAAGTTTTAAGTGTAGATGAGCGCTGTGTGTTCAATTCGTGTAGTGACTTTACATGGCTATCTAAATCTTTCTCTAATTCATTTTTTTCTTCTAATAGATATTGGCGTCTCTCATTTATAATTGTCTTGTGAAAATCAACAAGTTGGTTATAATTTTTTTTCAATTGATTATCGAAAACAACTTTTGCTTCTTTGAAAAGTTTTTCAGTTTCACTCATATCAAAATGAATTTTAGTATCTACTAGAGAGTTTTCAATACGCTGAATATTTGCTTTTAAATAGTATATTTCATTATTAATGTTTTGAATTTTTTTATCAATATCTTTAGCAAGTTGGTTTGCCATAGCAAGATCGGTATTAGAGAAATCTAAGTTATCAAGCTCCTCATTTTTTATTTTTAAGTCATTACGTTTAAGGGCGAGAATGCCTTCAATTTCACCCAAGTCTTTATGAGATTGAGAATTTTCAATTTGTTTTTTTTCTGCATTCAATATTTGAAAATCTTTCTCAAGATCATAAGATTTCTCAATTAAATGATTATCTAGACCTAGGCATTTAGCTAATACGGGTTTCCATTCAGAATGTTTGGCTTGGAAATTTAAGTTGAAAACATCTTGATATTGTTCTTGAGAACGCAAGAGATAACCTAAAATTTTTCTAAAGTGAAAGGGTGAAATAGTAGTTAGATTTAGAAAACTATCCAATAAATTAATCGACTTTTTAAATGGAATATCATAATGATCCCAGTTATCTTTATTTAAAGACGAGAAGTCTTGTAATCTGTCATTATGCTTTTTAAATGAAATTCTTGTATTATTTTGAATTGATCTTCTAATAGTTAAATATGATTTATCTAATAATTGTATTTCTAAGAAAAATATAAATTCTTTAAACTGATTTTGAGATTTTAAGAAATGTTCTTTATCTATTTGCTTTAGTAAACAAAAATTAATTAAAGCACCGACTGTCGATTTGCCTAGATTATGGGTATCTTTATCTGTGTGTTCAGAGAGGCGAATTTCTGCACAAATCACATTAACACCAAAATTAAACTCTATTGGCTTAAAAAAAATTGGCTGATTTGTATAGAGTTTCGATAATTTCATGATGCTAGATACTCAATTGAATCTGTTTTAATATGGTATTCAATTGTCCCTAAGACAAATAGAATACTTAAAGCTGGCATAAGAACAAACTCACCACCAACTATTTGCTCATAGACAATTTTTTTCACATCTTCAAAGCGCATAATTCTTTGTGATAAAAGATGTCGTAAAATTAATGTCGAAGCATATAGTGCAGTCTGATCCGGGTGGGAGTGCTTAGTCGGCACTATCATCGCTTTCCCCTAAGTCACAGTTGAAATACATGAAGAATAGCATGGCTTTCATTAGTTTTCGATTTTCTCTTTGACTTATATATGGGCTTCTCTCAATGATCATTTCAACTAAGTAATTGTAAACATGGTCAAATTTATCAAAACTATCTCTGCGAGAAATAATTTTTCTTTGAAACTCTTCAACAATTTGTAAATACAGATCACGATATGTAATGTTGGAAGGATGGGTTAGATAGTTTTGAATAATACTTGTTTCAGCAAGAAATTGCTTTTTTAAGTGCTTAGCAAATGGGTCGGACATATTGTTTATCCGATTTTTATCGGCGTAACTAGTTCTTTTAACCGGAGAGTCTTCTATTTGATTTGTAATATTTGGAAGGGTTTCACTTAAGTGCTCTATGAGTTCAGCTAAGTCACTAGGATCAACAGTTAATGGGGCGTCACTGATCTTAAATTCCAGGTTGTCGTGAATGTCTGTAAATTTTGACAAATATGAATCGATATCATTAAGCCCCACAAGGTGAATATTAGTTTCTGGAATACCAGTTTTCTGATGAATATAAAGTGTTATTTTAGTGCCTGCATTTCCTGTTAATTTTCTGTTAGAAAATAAAATATAATTATCCAAATCACTTGTTTCTTTTAATTGTTTAATTCTGCCCAACTCTTTATTAATTACGCAGCTCTCACTATCAATATTAAAAAAGGATGAATCTGAAAAACTAGTTCCATAGCCAGCTGAGTGCTTTGCCTGAATAATAGTTTTTCCTAGCCAAGGGGAGGCTGTACTTGGAAATATTTCAGCCATACCATGAAATTTGGCATCTCGGCCACCATCAGGACCTTCTGTAAAGCTTTGAACAGCTATACCAAAAAGTTTTCTGCTAATTAAAACAACTAAATATTCAAATTGTTTTGAATGCATATCTTCATATTTATATAAAGGCACAACACTTCCCCAAAATATTATGAGTAAATTTCATTACTGAATTAATTGTTTATGTAAATCAAAACAATCTTGAAAAATAGAAAAAACCTAGACGCTATTAGATTCAGAGGTCATGATTTGTTTCAAATATCTTTATACAATCTAATCTAAACCACATTGGGTTCATAGTTTCCATCACACAAAAATCTGAATACGCTTAAACTTTTTCTTCGCTTCAATTTCGGTTTTAAAGAATTTATCTCTATCAGCGGCTTCAATAAACTGAGTAAACGTACTTGATTCAAGTAGTCGGTAAAGAAATCTTTCACCCGTCTGAAGTACTACAGTCAGTAAATGATGCTGATAAACAACATGGCTGATTTTGTGGGAATTGATTTCAATTGTTTGCATATCACACTTCCCATAATTAAAATTTTGATATACCCAAACCGCATATAGCGGCTTTTATTTATCCAGCCAACAAAAATTGATTTAGGGTTTATAGAGCAGAATACTTTTCTAAAAACTCATCTATCCATCCTTGAGCCACTTCAAGATTGGTTATGTCAGTCAGCTTTAAATTCGTCTCTTCTGCTTCGTTAAAGCCTTCAATAATAGCTTCAAAGATATTTGCTTCACTAATGACCTCGCGTGCTATTTCAGCAGCGTCATAGCTTTGCTTGGCTTTTTTAAGCGAAGCTATTTGCTTATCAATCCCTTCACCGATTTTGCCTAATGCCAACTTAAACTCTTGACGATTAATTGTTAGCGCAGTTTTGGATTTATTAAGTGTTGCGATCATTGTGCTTTCCTCTTTAAGAGTTTTTTCTTTATTGGGTGCTTCTTTGTTACAAGCCGCATATAGCTGTTTTTAATTCTTTCTAACTCTTGGTCTTGCTCGATAAACATAACGAACGCAGTCAACTACCTGACCTACAAAAAGGCATTGCTCATCTAACTCAATAATATTTGGCTTAAATTCTGGGTTTAGAGCTTGAAGGTATCTTTTACCATTTGTCTCGATAACCAGTTTCTTGAAAGTAGCATCGTCACCTCGACGAACTACAATAATGTCACCAGACTGCATATCCCCATAATAAGCATCTGGATCCACAACGATGTAATCACCTTCCATGAAATCAGGGAAGTTACTCAAGCCTTGGACTTTAAGAAAGAAGCAGTTTGAGCATTCATCTTCTGGCAAAGGTAACCATTCAGTTACTTCGCTCATATCGACTGCTGCAACATTGGTAAAACTACCAGCCTGAACCCAAGATAGAACAGGGGCCATACGTGCTTTGACTCGCACAGCATTAGCAGGCTCAACTTCCCCTGTAAGCCCTTTTTTAAGCTCTTCAGCAGTAACTCCAAGGGCATTCGCTAATTCCAAAATAAACCCAGTTGACTTGGCGTTACCAGTTTCTAAATCAGAGATAACTGATTGTTTAACTCCTGATTTTTTAGCTAACTGTGTTTGGGTCATTTTTTTCGCTTTGCGAATTTGTTTTAAATTCTCCCCCAAAGTTGCCATGCATATTTCCTTGATTACTGATATCGGAATTGTGATACAAATACTTATCGGTTTGGCTATTGTTTAAATATCGGAAAACCTATATATTTGTTGAAAAGTATCGGAGGTTCTTATGAATCAATGGCAAACAATGATCTCTGATTTACGCAAACAGGGATTAACACAGACTCAAATCGCTAACGAAATTAAATGTTCACAGAACTATATAAGCAATCTGGAACACGGTATTTGCGGTAAGCGTCTTTCCTACGATAAGGGCAGAAGTCTTGAGAAGCTTTGGAAAAAGACTTGCTCATCAAAGACAGCCGCTTAAACCAATTATCAATCAATAAATTTTTTAAAGAAACGTGAACAAAAACAGGTATTCACATGATTCTAAAGAAAGAGACAAGAATAGCGATTCACCAGATGATTAATCAGTCTGAAGGATTTGATCCAAAGGATATTGCGCAAGTTACTGGTGATGCTCATAAGACGATTTGCAACTACGGTAATCCAAATATGGAAAACCACGATCCAAGTCTTAAGAAGTTTGAAGCGATCATGCTTTTGACTCAAAACCCGGTAGTTCTAAAAGTTTGGGCGCACATGCTTGGTTTTGTTCTCATGCCTGCAGGTGGAGAAGGTACACATCGTCAAATGACGATTGTGGAAGCATTGCTTCAAATGAATTCTGAAACTGGAAAAGCCAATCAAAAGGTTTATGAGGTTTTAGAGGATGGGATGGTGACGCCACAAGAGTATGCGGAAGCGAGCGAAATTCTTAATCGCATTATTGAAAATGCTAAAGCAGCGGATATGGCTTTAAGCAAGCAAATGCATAAATTCACACAAAAAGAAAAAGCCTGATTTACGAGATCAGGCTTTTTCAGTTCGTTAATTTCTAGAGGAAATCAAAGAATATGAAATCAAATTTAGCACATGAACCACCAATACCTCAAGGGCAAGTAGTTCATTTTCCAAAAAATGAGCGCAAAGCTATGTCGAATAAAGAAGAGCGCTACACCAAGATGCCAAATGGTTTAATTGACGGTCAGATCATGGCTCAACTGAACGATAAGGCATTTAAGTGTTTAATGTTTGTCATGCGTCAAACCATTGGATTTGACCGCGTATCTCACCCAATCGCCATCACTCAATTTCAAAAATATTGCGGTATCAAAAAACGCGATACGGTTATGTCATGTATTCGTGATCTGGAAGAACTCGGCTTAATCAAAGTTGAGAGAACAACAGGCTGTCTAAGCGAATATCAATTTACTCCTGACCAGTACCGCGAAAAGGGACTAGTACCAAATGAAGGTAGTACCCTTAAAGGTGACGGGACTAGTACCACCAAACGGGACGGGACTAGTACCGCGAAAGGTGACGGGACTAGTACCGTTGAACGGGACCCTATTAAAGAAACACTTAAAGAAACATTTAAAGAAAACTTTAAAGAGAAAAACACGCAAGAAAATTCAGTTGATCAGGTTCTAAAACTTTGGACGCCAGATTTGCATTCTCTGAATTCTTGGTTACAGCGATCAGGTGAAACCCCGATGACCCAAGAACTGGTGAATCAGATTTTACTTGAAGTGAATGCTCACTACGAACCACGTTTGAACGCAGGCTTGATCACAGACACCCAAATGTATTCAAACTTCGTGAAGTGGATCAAGCGAAAGTTCACTCAAAAACAAAATTCACACTCTGCAGCACCCGCCCAAAACAACCGCAACGTAAATCAAAACTGGGGCCAGGTTCAACAATACGCACCCGCAACCGATGATATCGACTTGGAGGGCTTAGTATGAATGCAGCAGCTCTACTTGGTTCAAAAATTCAGATCAGCTCTGAATACTGTGACCGCCACCAGATGCAGAAAGTTCAACTGGGTAACCAGTCGATTTGCAAACAGTGTGCATCTGAAATCTTAAATCAGGCCCATCAGGATCATGCAGCCTCTGTCAATCAGATGGTTCGTGAAAAGCATTTTGAAGGCGCGAAGTTACCAGGTCGTCATGCAAACAGTGGTTTTAAGGAATACATCACCACTAACGACGGCCAGAAACATGCCAAAGCTCAGTGTGTGAAATTCACTAAAGACTTTCTGGAAGGCATCACTCGCAACCTGATTATGGTGGGCCGAACAGGTACTGGGAAAACCCATTTGGCATGCTCAGTCGCTCGCAACGTTCTGGAGGCGCGTAAATATGCTCGCTACGTCACTTCTGAGGATATGGCTAATGAGATTGCCAATGCTTGGAAAAAAGCCGATGACAACGAAGCCAACGCAATCTGGCGCTATACCGATTATGACCTTCTGATTCTTGATGAATATGGATTGCATGATCGCCATGAAAACCGCCTGCAACTGGTTCACAAGGTTTTATATGCGCGTTATGACGCAGGTAAGTCGACCATGCTGATTTCAAATATGACCAAGGATGATTTGACGACTGATTTGGGTGATCGACTATGGTCCCGGTTCCAGCATGACGGATTGGCTGTGGTTGAGTGCAATTGGATGGATCGGCGTGTAGGGGGTGGGGTGTGAATACAACAATTGAAGAATTTTTGAAAAATGGTGGCGAGATTAAGCAAATTGATTCTGATGATCAGTCAAAAATCCATAGGAAAGTTAGCTTTGAAGATCAGATAAGTTTGATGCTTTTTGCTTGTTATGCCACTACGCCATTTTCAGTGAAGGACGTGCAAGAAGCTGTTTTTGATTTCCATAGAACCACTATTTACAGCCTGCTTCAGGAGCATGTCAAAGGTGGTTATTTGGAGCGTGTATCAGAGAGTCATTACCGTGCAACTGCATATGCCAAAGACATTATGAATGTAAAGGGTGAAATTGCCGTATGAAGGATCTAAACAAAGCGCTGATGTTTATTTTCATGGCTATTGGCGCCGTTGTATTGAGGGTTTGGGGTGAATGACCAGCTACTCAATTGCTGAATACAAGAAGATGGTTAAGGCCACTAAAACGAAAGGGCGCTCCAAGCGTCCTAAGGTGAAAGGCGAAAAAGTACCGAATGAGTTTGAGGCGAAACTGGCCCGAGAACTAAAGACTTTAAAAATTGAGTTTGAGCAGGAATTTGAGTTTCACCCAAAGCGGAAATGGAGAGCTGATTTTCACTTGGTAGACAAAAGGATATTAGTCGAGGTGGAAGGCGGGATCTGGAGTGGAGGAAGACACATAAGGGGTAAAGGCTACCTCGGGGACATGGAAAAGTATAACGCAGCAACAATGATGGGTTTTCAGGTAATACGGTTTAGTACAGATCAAGTGAAGTCAGGTCACGCGGTCCAGCAGATAGAGAAGATGGTAGGGGATTTGGGATGAATGCAGCAGTTGAAAAATTTGAACAGTTTGAATGGTTGATTCGGGGTACTACAGCAAAGTCACCTAACTTTGAGCCTGTGGTGCATGGGACTAATGAGAAGCCACTTGATTATCAAGACCGCCTTGGCGCGGTGGCATCCATGGAAACACAACTTGCCAAATCAGTTACAGCACTGATCGTCTTTGAGGGTAAATCGGAGATGGACTATAGACATGTGCAGTCGCATCTTGCACTCATCATGTCTACCAATGCCAAGTTAGATAAGCGCAAAGAGCCAGCCAAAGTGACTATTGATGAGATGGCATCAATGATTGCACGGATGGTAATAGACTTCTCTCTTAATCCTGACCTTGAGAATAATTTTACAGCTCAGGGTCGATTGTATTATGCAGGTTTGCGTAGTTGGCAGATGGATGCAGAGTGCTACCGTAAAACATGGAAGCAATATGAAAATCTAATGGTAATAGCAATTGAAAGTGCAATTGATGAAGCTGCTAAAACCATTAAGAGTTATCGAAAAAATACTTATAAAGAATTTGAAGCATAGGGATTCCATTATTCCGGAAACCAAGGTATAGTTTCACTATACTGGTCGTATTACGGTTCAACCGAGACCAAGTATAAAGATGTGCAACATTGACCACCAGGAAAGACTGGTAGAGCTCGCGACATGCGAGCTTTTTATTGTTTATTCGTAAAATTAAGCGATAATGACTTTTTTGTTTTTGAGCTCTAATTGAAATGGCGATTTTAACTGTTAAGAAATTAGAAGATACTCTTGGTGAATTAGCGGCCGAAGGAAAAAAGCCTGAAAAGATTTTGTTAGGTTATAAAGCATATGCTGAACTAATGAATGATCGTGGCTTTTTTGAAGAAGTAGCAGGATCAGCAATGGATCCAAACAAACGAAAATATAAAAATATTAAAATTAAGGTTACCCAAGACGAATACCAGTTTGAGGTGAAGTGTTCAAAATAGATTTATATTGAAAAGAAAGCTCGCCAAATGGTGGGCTTTTTTAATATTTCTTTAATCAACAAGATGTCATACTTGGAACTATATTCAGAGCAAGTGAGTATAGTCTTGGAACGTAAAAATCTTATATTTGTAGGCGGAATATTGTTCACGTCCATATTTTTATTATTTTTCTGCTTCTATCAGTATAGGACTGATAAAAAAAGACAGATTGAAAATCTTGAGAAGATAGTTGAAAAGATAGAGGCCTCCAAATAGATTTCTTGAGGCTAAACTGAAAGCTCATTTCAATATAGGATTTTTTTTGATGATTAGAATTTATTATTTGAAAAGAAAATTAACTCAAGCTCAACATTTGAAAACATTTTCTTAGTATTTTCTATACTTTCTGATCAAAGCCTTGGTGCTATATTGTTTTTGCGATAAGAAGAAGACGTAATACGAAGAAAGTGACTACAGCACTGGCCCACTTATTTTGACGAGTAAGTGGGCTTTTTATTGCCTAAATAAAATGATTTTTACTGTTGATTAAAAAATAAATTTAGATAGAATCGTGGCCTAGATTCTATCGCTGTAGTTTCTTTCCAATTTCAGCCTCCTTTTCCCAAAGGAGGTTTTTTTTGCCTATTTTTCTTATGTCATGTGTTGCTATATTGTTTGATAGGTCACATTTAATAGTGAATTGATACAAGCACCTATAATGAAAAAACATAATATTCTGATAGATTAAAATTACAACAAAAAGTCTGGAGGTTTGTATGACACGTATACCAAACGGAACACAGGTTATTCATCATATCTCACTTTTCGATCATGCTTACTATAAGGAAGAGAATGGAGTCTTAAAGGTTTGGAGCAAGGGAGAGTGGATAGAGGCACTGATACCCAGTATTAATGAAATGATTGATAACGGTTTTGAATTAGAAGTTCTTCACAGCTAATTGTTATGCAGGCGATGAGCAAGTACTAACTTGTTATTTACCATCTATGATCACTCCACTTTTCAGCGGGGCCTCCAACATTTGGGAGAAAAATATGCGGCAACTCTTAAAGCAGCTATTATGCTTTCATCACTACACTTATGAGTCGGATATTTTTATTCAGGTAGAATGTTGCAAGTGTGGTAAGCATAGAGATGATTACACAAATTAAATAAAGTAAATTTAAAAGAGGTAAGCCTGTTCATGAATTTGATCAGGCTTTTTTAATTTATAGAGAAAAGTATGCTCCAATTTATATTCTGCTTATTTGGCCTGCATGGTGTGACTGAAATTAATTGTGATGACCAGAAAGAGTGTCGTCATTGTTTGAAAGAAGTTGAATAACAATCACTCAAGCAAAGAGCTGTTTCATAAAGCTGTAATATTTAAGCAATATAGTTGCTCTGCAAAAGAAGAAAGACGTTGTGACGTAAGTCAAGCCCGTTTAATTGGAGAGAGTTAAACGGGTTTTTTATTGAAATATATTGCTATTTTCCTTTTGTCGAACATATTACGACTCAAACCCCGTCATTAATTTGTCGGGGTTTTTCTTTTCTTATTGGTGGTGAATGTGTGGCAATTCTTACTTGGTTTTATCGTGGCGTGGGTTATTTGCAGTTGGTATACGCATATCTACGTGGCAAATGAGTGTGAGCGCTTAGGCGGCTTTTTTGTTGGTGAAAAAACTTATAAATGCACTGAAGTGAAGAAGCTCGATGAAGAAGAACAGGACTGGTGACACTTATGACAGACAAAGTACAAGCTAAACAAGACTTAGAATTTTGCAGTACTGAGCTGTCTAAGTATCAGAATCTCAGTCGGGCCGGATTAACGCGAAATGAGCTGCTGGCAATTGACGGCATCATGATTAAGCTGAAAGAGCGGATTAAGAATTTACGGTTCACTTTGTATGGATGAAAAGGCTTATAAACTTTTCACCCAAAAAATCCCGCCAAAAAAGAAATCGCGTGTCAGACCCCTACCCAAAGCTGGTGAAAAATACTTAGAAGCATTCGATCGATTGAAAGAAATTCTTGATCATATGGAGATTAAGTACGAAGAATACTTTCATTTTAAAAGTACTAAGCACTGGCGTTTCGATTTGCACCTGGTTGGCTATCTCACATTAATTGAAATTGCTGGTGGGCCTTGGTCTGGTGGTCGAAAAGGTAAATTAGCCACAAAAGCCTGGAGCATAGATCGCTATGACCATGCTGAAGAAATGGGATATCGGTATATGCGCTTTGAAGCTGGCGATATCAATATAGGCCGTGCAACTACCTGGCTTAGAAATTTAAAGGCATCACATGGAACAGTTCAGACCATTCCCGCCGACGGAGCTGATTGATCAGGCTGAGCAAGAGGAAGCCATTCGCTTGGCACCAGCACCAGAGCTTAAAGAATGGGTCGTGAATAACTGGCTTACTCTCGGTGGTGAACTACATAACCCCGATCATGATCATATTGCTGAACTACTCCATGACAATGAAGAGTTCCTTGCATTCGCATGGGCATCATCTGCCGCCGTAGCGAAAAAACGTATGGTGCTGGGCCAATGTGAAAAGGTCATGTTTAACCAAGGTGGCTGGAAGAAAGCACGTCAAGAACAGCAAATGCGTGATTGGTACGGCTTTGTACCTCAGTACCTGATCACTGTGGATGCTGCATTCTGTGAACAGGCTTCAGATCGTGAATTCTGCCGGTTGATTGAGCATGAGCTGTATCACATTGGGGTTGAGCGCGATGAAGACGGTGAAATCATTTATAGCGATATGACCGGTCTGCCTAAGCATTACCTGGCTGGCCATGACGTCGAAGTGTTCTTTGGTGAGACCAAACGGTGGGGTGCAGACGAATCTGTTAAACGGCTTCTGGAAGTTGCCAAGAATGCGCCGTTTGTATCTGAAACAAGTATTGCTGCGTGTTGTGGGAACTGTGTGATTGGTTAAATTTTTTTGCCTATCTTGTACGACGTAGAACGACAAAGAGGTGTTTATGGCAGCATTAAAAGAGCCTGTAAAAATGTTTATAGTTCAGTCTCTTGCTTGCTTTGAAACCCCTCAACAAGTAGCAGACGCGGTAGAAGAAATATATAAGATCAAGATTGATCGAAAACAATGTCACAGTTATGACCCGACAAAATATGCAGGTCGTAATCTCAGTAAAAAGTTAAAGGATTTATTTGAGCAAACTCGCAAAGAGTTTCGTGAAAATATTGATGATATTGCGATTGCTAACAAGGCGTTTCGTTTACGTGAGCTTCAGAAGATGTATGAGGATTCTGGAAAAAATAAACGGGCAAAACAAAATCTGCTGAAACAGGCATTCCAAGAAACTGATGGTCGTGTGACTAAGCAAGAAATTACTGGTCCAGACGGCGGGCCTATTCAGCAAGAAACTAAAAATCTTCCTCAATATACACCTGAACAGCTTGCTGGCATGACGGCGCAAGAGCTTTCGCGTTTAGCAATCAATGGCAAGTTATGACTTATGCAATCGAAGATATAGCGCCACTGATTAAAGAGTGGACAATCAATACACGTCTGCCTGAAATCATTGAAGAAATGAAACGGCGCTATTACTACCGGATGCTGATAGAGCAGAATGAACTAAGTCGAGAGGCTGAAATCTACAGATGTAAGAGTGATCCGGCTCATTGGTTTAATCACTGGGTATGGACTTACGATCCACGGGGCATGCCTTTCGGGTTACCGGCCAATATTCCTTTTGTTTTGCGTCCGGGTCAGGTTGAACTCGTTGATTGGCTGATTGAACGTGAAAGTACCCAGACCCATGGCTTAATTGAAAAAAGTCGTGATGAAGGGATGAGCTATGTAGTCCTGGGCTTTTATTTGCATCGGTGGTTATTCGTTGAAGGTTTCGCTGGTGGTGTCGGTAGCCGTAAAGAAGATCTGGTTGATAAGAAAGGCGATCCAAAAACGTTACTGCACAAATTCAGGGATATGTTTTCCAAGTTGCCGGACTGGATGAAGCCTAAAGGCTTTGTTGAGAAAGTGCATGACAACTACATGCGAATCATTAACCCGGACAACGGCGCAACCGTCACTGGTGAAGCTGGTGACAACATTGGCCGTGGTGGTCGTACCACAATGTACTTTCTGGATGAATGGGCATTTGTAGAGAGACAAGAAGCTGTAGACGCCGCAATTTCTCAAAACACCAACGTACACATCAAGGGATCCACTCCAAACGGTATTGGGGACAAGTTTCACCAAGATCGTTTTAGTGGTCGTTACGCCGTTTTTACGATGGCATGGCGTGATAACCCAGATAAGAATTGGCAGGTCGAATTTAATGGCAAAGTAATTTATCCCTGGTATGAAAAACAATTGGCCACATTAGATGATATCGTTTTAGCCCAGGAAGTTGATATTGACTATGCCGCCTCGGTAGAAGGTGTGTTGATTCCATCAGCATGGGTGCAAGCTGCAGTCGATGCTCATCTTAATTTGAATATCCAGCCGTCAGGCGAACGTATGGGTGCACTTGATGTAGCGGATGAGGGTAAGGATAAAAACTCTTTTGCTGCACGTCATGGCATCGTACTGCAGTATTTGGATACCTGGTCTGGTGTTGGTGATGACATTTTTGGCACGACTCAGAAAGCTATAGATGCTTGTCTTGATCTACGTTTGAACTCGTTTTATTACGATGCCGATGGTCTTGGTGCTGGTGTACGTGGTGATGCCCGAGTCATTAATGAGCAAAACAGATCCAAAGGTATTCCGGAGATTGAAGCAAATCCATTCCGTGGCTCAGGTGCAGTTCATAACCCAGAGCAGGAAATGGTTGAGGCGCGTAAAAACGTAGACTTCTTTGCCAATCTCAAGGCTCAGATGTGGTGGTCGTTGCGTATTAGATTTCAGAATACTTATCGAGCCTTACAAGGTATGCAATATGACCCAGACAATCTTATTTCGCTCTCTACCAAAGACATAAACAGACAGGAGCTTGAGCAACTCAAACGAGAGTTATCACAACCCACTTATACAAAAAATGGTGCAGGCAAAATCCTAGTCAATAAGCAACCGGACGGAGCCTTGTCTCCAAACCGAGCAGACGGCGTCATGATTTGCTTTAGTGATATCAAGCCGCCTGAACGCTTAAGGCCGGGTGGAGGTGGCTCACGTAGTTTCTAATCAAGGTTTTTAATATGGCAAAATCCAAAAACAAGCAGAAAGAGACCAAGCCAAAATCAGCCGGTTTGTTGACCGAAGTTGCTGTTGAAAAACTGGCATTCAGTATGGGGCGTGCGGCTGATGTTGATGAGGTCTTGCGCAAGGCTGGGGTTACCCGACAGCGCTTAAGTGTGCTCATGGCAGATGATGAAATATCCCAGGCTATGGAAACCCGGCTTGATTCGGTGATTAATGCGCCATGGCGATTGAAAGAGGATCATGGGGAGCAAACCGAGTTTTTAAAGGAGCAGGTTGCTTATTGGCACAATGAAATTATCACCGGTGCATGGGAAGCATGCCCATTTGGCTACTCAGTCATGGAGGCCAATTACCAGGTTCTTGAGGATGGCAGGTTTACACTTAATGGCATTCAAGTGAAGCCACTTGAGTGGTTTGAGCCAAAGAATAACGGTGAACTAATTTATCGTGAGCCACAGGCCAATACAGAAATCAATGTATTTCAGAAGTGGCCATTAAAGTTCTTTTTAACTCGACGCAAGCCTTCATTCAAACAACCCTATGGCGATCCACTACTATCAAAGCTGTATTGGTTATGGTTCTTTAGAACAAACTCCACTAAGTTTTGGGTTAAGTTCTTAGAGCGATTTGGATCTCCGTTACTTGTGGGTAAGGTGGGTGGCGGTAGTCGAACCCAAGATGATATTGATGCCATGACCTCGGCATTACTGAATGCCCACTCGCAGTCGGTTATTTCGATTGGCTCGGAAGATGATGTAAATACAGTAGGTACAAACTTCTCGGGTGCTGGTAGTTCTGCATTTGAGGCATTTGATACTGTTTTAACGCGCCGTATTCAAAAGGTTGTATTAGGTCAGACCCTCACATCGGGAACTGATGGAAAGGGAAGCTATAGTCTTGGCCAAGTACATGAAAATGTGCGTATGGATAAGCGTAACTCCGACTTACGCATGATCACCCCGACCTTTCAGGATATTGTTGATGCAATTTGCTTCCTAAATGGATTTGAAAAGCACACGATTATTTTGGGTGGTGAGCAGGATTTAAACGTCAAAGTAGTTGAGCGTGACCTAAAGCTTAAAAACTTAGGTGTTGAGTTTACAGATCAGTATGTAATTGAGACTTATGGCATCAAGCCTGAGCACTTCAAAATGCGTTCCGAGCAGATTCCAATTAATACTCAGTTCACAGCATTACCTCGTCAGGCATTCAACTTTAAGGCAACAGCAAACAAGCTTTCACCAGAACAACAGGAAGTTGAAGAGCTGACTGATGGCCAAGATGAATTACAGTTATTGAAACCGGATCAGGTCAAGGAATTGGTATTCAAATCTGATAGTCCTGAAGCTCTGGCTTATAACTTGATGCAATTAATACCTGGTGCAACTCAGACACAGTTCACGGCCAATCTGGACCAAGCTTTGTATGCTGCGGATGTGTTGGGATATGTGACAGCTCAGAATGGGAAGTAAGCTATGCAACCAGTCACATTCCTTGAGGCACTTCGGTTTGCTCACAGTAAAAAAATCGTGCTGCCTGATGAGTTTTATTCAATGGATCTAAAGACCCGGCAGATGGCAACTACGGTTAGTTTTCTATCGAGTCTTGAGCAAATTGAGACTGTCATCAAGGCCGTGAATAAATCCATTGCCGATGGTGGCACTTTCAAGGACTTCCAGAAGCTGATTGAAGAATCTGAAATCATTCTGCCAAAGCACTACTTGGACAATGTATTTCGTACCAATATCCAAAGTGCTTATGGTCATGGCCGGTGGCAACAACAGCAACGGAACAAGGCCAAGCGACAATATCTGATGTACTCGGCGATCAATGATAGTCGCGTGCGTCCCAGTCATTTGGCTCTGAACCGGATTGTATTGCCGATTGATCACCCGTTCTGGCTAACACATTACCCGCCGCTGGGCTTTCGTTGCCGCTGCACCGTGATTGCCTTAACCGAGAAGCAGGCATTGAAATATGGCATTACGCCAGATGATCAGTTGCCTGAGATAGCTGAAGCCTTAGATTGGAGTTCTCATCCATTGCAGTTTGGTGAACTTGAATCACTGGTGGATAAAAAGATTAGTGCTTCGAGTTTAGATAAGGAATATCTACTCGAACAGAAAGAAGTCATCAGGGCAGAATGGACGGCGAGTAAAAAGCTCACCAGTCTGTTTGCTCCAATGGATGATAAAGCTCGGGACTTATTCGACATAGTTGCCAATACGGTAATTCCACTGGATCCAAGTATTCGGCCAAGTGCGATTCGTACCTTTCTGGACTATGTGCAAGGAAATGATGCTGCACTGACCGGCTACTTAAACTCTGCTACAAGCTCTCTGGCTGATGATGTGCTTAAGCGCTGGCTCAGTACCGATATGGCAGTAATTCAGGCTGTTGCAAGCAATACGGCTTCAACCGTGGTGGGTGCTGCGACACTTCAACAGGTAGCTGTGTATCAGGTAGGGCAGACAATCCAGTTTAATGCGCCGTTACTTCTAGCTGATTCGACTTCGGACATTGTGATTAAGATCGAGAATGCGAAAGGGCTTGGTATCGATCTGGATATGTTGAATGCCGGTAATGGTGTTTTATTTCCAATTGGACTGTCGTTTGAGGTTATTTCGATTGAAGCGGTGGAGGGGCAGATGATTTATACCCTAAAGGCTTTAATGAACTAACTATCTGTATTAGATTAAGTCAGTTTTTTTAATACTTAGATAATATGGAAAGCTTAGTTAAAATATTAGCGGTTATCATCCCCATAATTGTTCCATTGCTTTTGGCTTTTCTTAACTCAAAGTATTCAATTAAAAAGCATCCTAAAGATGAATTTGCGGAGGATGTTAAGGTTGCTGAGAAATTTGCTGCTATCCATGATTCAAACGTATCTCACTTAGTCAAAGACAGATTGGCACAACAATTGTTAGAAACTAAGAAAATTACCTATTTAGAGGTTGCATACTTTTATAAATACAGTGATATGGAAAAATGGATTAATGAGTATATCCGTGTCAAAGATAAGCTCAAATTGGTTCGTCAGAGTAATGGAAAAATTATTAAGATCCATCATCCATATTCAAGAAGTAAAGCTGCCTCTTTAGCTTTCGGTTATATCATTTTTGCAGTTATTGGCCTTTTACCTTTCTTATTTATTAATACATTTATTGAAATTTTTGAAAGCCATATGCAGTCAAAACAGTACTTAGTTATCTTCAATATGTTTACATGGCCTATTTTATTTGTACTTGTTGCTCTGATTTTTCTGCTTGAAGGGACTAAATATCAAGCTGCTCATCGATTTGTGAAAAAGTTCAAAGCAGAGTCTATCAAGATATAAGTCTTAAACAATCTGAGCCGCTCCATATGGGGCGGTTTTTTTATGGAGCATGAAAAATGCCAAAAGAAGAGGAACATAAGCCGAATCAGTATTGCTTCCAAGTTGGAAATTTAAATGTTGACCAAGCTGAAGAAGGCAAGAAGAAGCGTACTTTCTCCGGTGTTGCATACAGTGGTGAAGTTATTACCGACCATTGGTATTGGGATCGAATCGTCTTTGATCTTGATTCAATGCAAATTAAAGGTCGAATTCCTGCGTTACTGGATCACTCAACTCGGCAACGTGCTGGAGCCATTAATAGCCATAGCATTGATCACCAGAACGGTCTAACAGTTTCAGGTGACCTAATGAGTAATGAGTTCGGTACTCAGGTTGCCCAGGACTCTGACGATGGCTTTCCATGGCAGATGTCAGTGCGCATTGAACCCTCCGCAGTTGAAGAAATTCAAGCAGGTGCATCAGTCACTGTAAATGGAAAAGTGCATCAAGGGCCTATCACAGTTTTCCGTGGTGGCCGTATCCGTGAGGTGTCCTTTTGTGCCTTAGGTGCAGATGACAATACAAACGCCGTGGCAGCCAGTCACTCTCCAAAAAACTTTAATCAACCAGAGGACACCAACGTGACCGAATTAGAACAGGCCAAAGCCGAAGCCAAAGCATTGCAAGATCAGGTTGATGCTTTGACCGAACAAAACAAACAATTTGCAGCTGCAAAACGTGAAGCTGAAATTAGTGCACTGGGTAAAGATCTGGGCAAAGAGTTTAGCGCCGAAGATGTTGAAGAAATGAAAAAGCTTGATGATTCTGCATTTGCATTCTCAGCCAAGCAGCTTCGTCAGTTCTCGGCAAATAATACACAGCCACCAACTGGCCAACAGCAACAACAAGCACCAAGTGTGAATCCGGCATTTGCTCACTTGTTTAGCCATCAAGCTAATCCAGGGCAAGGTGGCCAAGCTCCACAAGGCTCGGCTCTGGATCAAGCATTCAACCAATTTATGGCAGCGCAGCAACAAGGAGCTAAATCATGAGCCAAGTATTAACAGGCGCTATTGAGAATAAACAGCTGGTGGTCGGTGACGGCGTACGTACAGAAAATGCCAAAGTAAAAACTGCTACAGCATATAAGCGCGGCGATTTACTTAACGTAGATGCCAATAACGTTGCTGATCATCCTGTTGTCACTGAAGGTGTAGTAGGTGAATGGAATGCGATTGCTGTGTCAGATTTCAATGCAGAGCAATCTACTTACCATGCGGCTAATAATCTTGAGATGCCGATCTACGTGCAAGGTCCATTTGATATTGAAGTAGTTACAGTGAATGGAACACCTCTGACCACTGCTCAATATGATGCAGTACGTGCACAAGCATTAAAAAACAAAATCGAACTTCGAAAAGTTGTGGGGAACTAAGACATGAGTCAAACTTTTACATTTCAAAATGCACCAGTGGAATTACTGGATGTGCCACAGCTGGTATTACTGACTGATACCACTCAAAAGGTAGATACTTGGTTGATGGATCGCTTTTTCCCTCAGCGCGTGTCCTATACTAAAAAAGAGGTTCCGGTAGGTGAGCTGAATACAGCAACTCCACTTGCCCCGTTTGTGACTCCGACAGCAGCTGGTCGGCAGATCAAAGTGGGTGAATCTGGTAACGTGAAATTCGTGAAACCGGCTTACCTAAAACCAATGATGACGGTGATGCCGAGTGAAGTGCAGAATACTGCTTTGATTGCACGTTTACGTCAGTTCGGCGTAATTGCCACCGGTTCAAATCGTTTATCTGATGCTGATCTGCTACTGATCGACCAAGCTCAAAAAGCATTGTATCTGCGTCAGTCAATTGAAAACCGGAAGGTGTTAATTGCACGTGATGTATTGCTTTACGGCAAAACCACCTTTGCCTCTGCTGATTTCCCAATGTATGAGGTGAATTATGAGCGTAATGCGGCTTGTAATTTCTCACCATTGGTGAAATGGGGACAAGTTGGAGCGACACCTGTTAAAGATATTCAGGCAATGATTGATCTTTCGGTAGAACATTCTGGTACATCACCAATCATGGCGCTGACTACCTCAAAAGTGTATAACGCGCTGATTAAAGATCCTGAATTTAAAGAAAAGTTCATTGCTCCTTATGCAGGTATTAGCGTTCCACTGACTCCAACTTTCGACCAAGCTGACAAGCCTCAATTCCGTGGCACGGTCGATAATATGGAAATCTGGACTTATGATGCTAAGCACAATATGGGTGGGGATATTGAGCGCTTCATTCCAGAAGATTTCTTTGGTCTGGTTTCTGATGCGAATGGTTGGATTGCGCACTGTGCATTGCAAAACGTTGAAGCATTCGGTCAGGCTTTAGAGTTCTATTTAAGCCAATGGCAGGAAAAAAACCCTTCAAGCATTCAATTGCTTGCTGAATCTTCTCCACTTGCTGTTCCAAATAACAAAAATGGCTTAGTCGGCGGTCGCGGCTTCGTTTAAGGGGAATCAAATGCCAAAGTACATTGCAAAACAATCGATCGGACACTTTCGTCCAGGTCAGGAAATAGCGGGGCTTGAAGCTAAACAACTTCAGGCCCTTTTAGCATCTGGGGCTATTGAAGAATATCAAGAGCCGGAAGAACCTAAGGCAGATGGCACGGCCGCACGCTTGGCTGAACTTGAAAAGGCCAATGCTGAGCTGACAGCAGCAAATAAAACCTTAACTGAAGCCAATCAGGCAGCAGTTGCGGACAAGGCCAAGGCTGATCAAGAAGTTGCTGAGCTAAAGGCAAAAGTGGCTGAACTTGAAAAGGTAAAACCTGCTGCAAAACCTAAAGCCGGTGAAAAACCTGCAGACGAAACCAAGTAGGTGATCTATGTATGCGACTGAAGCAGATTTGGTCGCACGATTTGGTGATGAGATTGGAAGTCTAAAAACAATGCTTCCTTCTCAGTCCTCAGTAACTGATGCAATCCAGGATGCAACAGAGGAAATTAATGGTCACATCGGTGGTCGTTATCCTCTGCCGCTTCCCAATGTGCCGAGTAATTTGAAGCGCATGGCCTGTGACATTGCGCGCTATCGCCTTTACTTCCAGCAGCCAACAGAAGAAGTTCGACAGCGCTATGAGGATGCGATTGCATTCTTAAAGCGTGTGGCTGATAACAAAGCACATTTGCAGATTCAATTACCTGAAACAAACCAGATCGTGGATGACCAACCTAAAGGCCGACCTTCAACAGCGCCAGTCGGTACTTCATATACCGGTGGTGTATTTGGAGATTCTATCCTGGACCAGATGCCCAGCTTGAAGTGAGGTGCTTATGGCTTTTGCAATAACCATTCAGGCAGATAGTTCACCTATTGAAGCAGTGCTTAAGCAATTGGGTAGCTTTGACTCATTAAAGGCTCAGTTATTTGATGAGATTGGTGCTGGGTTGGTGAATAGTATTCAGCATCGGTTTTTAACCGGCACTGGTGTGGATGGTAACCCGTGGAAGATTTCATGGCGTGCACGCATGCAAGGTGGCGAAACGCTACGTGATACTGGCCGCCTAATGAATTCCTACACACACAATGTTCTTTCAAGCGGTGTGGAGGTGGGTACAGATGTTGCGTATGCACCCCATCTGCATTATGGCGCAACAATCCTACCCAAGAATGGCCAATACATAACTTTTGCAGTGGGTGGCCAATATCGGAAAGTTAAGCAATCCATTATTCCACCTCGGACTCAACTCGGTCTTGATGCGGAAGATGAAGTCATGGTTTTGGATATTGTTGGGAGTTTTATAGATGAGCACCTTCTTCGCGGTACGTGATGAGATTGCAGAAAAGCTGAAAGAAATTCCTGAATTTCTAAAGATCTATACGCCGTTGAATTCAGTCAGCGTAACAGAGATGTCACAAGTCACGCCATCTGCACATGTCAATTTTGTTCGTATCGACAAGAAAGCCAGTGCGGGTCGTGGAAGTATCAACCAGATCGGTCAGCAATGGGCGGTTACGGTGGCATGTCGCAATGCTCAATCTCAAATGACCGATGGACGTGCTGTAAGTGATGAAGCGGGGTTTTTGACTGAGAAGGTGATTCAACTGCTTTCCGGTTGGCAGCCTCAAGCATCACGTACGGCGCTGGAATTTATCTCAGTTCGGGATGGCTATAGTCCAGGCTTTGCATACATCACTATTATTTTTGAATCACAAAAATTCATTTAGGAGCCAGTCATGGCAAAACAATACAAGGCAACTCAGCCTGTCGGTCGCTTTAAAAAGGGCGATGTCGTTGGCGGACTGGACGATGCTCAAATTAAAAAATTAGTGGCAGATGGCGTGATTCAGGAAGTACCTGAAGCTAAAGCCGCTGCTCCAGCCAAGAAAACCACAGGGGATGAAAAGTAATGGCTAAATCAGATTTAATCTCGCTTCAAGGCGAGCTTCATTTGGCGAAGATGGTTAATAGTGTGCCATCTGCCTTATTGCCCGTTGGTAATACACCGGAATTGCAGATCGCAATCTCTAGTGAATCCACTGATCACTATGAAAGTAAAACCGGCCTCCGTGCTAAGGATGCGGTACTACGCAAACAAACTGCAGTGGCTATCTCTGGTACGCTTGAAGAAGTAACAAAGCAAAACTTAGCAATGGTCCTAAGTGGCAAATCAATCGAAATCCCTGAAACTCAGCTGACTGATATTACTCTGGGTGCTGTAGAAGCTGGCGCCATGATTGACTTAGGACATCGTAATTTAAGTGAAGTGGATTTTAAAGACAGCTCGGATGTTGCCATCACTTCAGATAAATATGTACTGGATGCTGTTTACGGCACAGTCATTTTTAATGAAGCTATTGTTGGTTCAGTTAAGTTTTCTGCCAAAGCCGGTGCTAAGACACGTACTACAATTGCAACTAACCTAGGTAATGAATATCGCTTGCTGTTTAAAGGCATTGATACTGTTACAGGCGATAAGGTGATCTTAACTTTATGGCGCGTCGAATTTTCGCCAGATACCGAGTTTGATCTAATTCATGAGGACTTCGGATCTTATTCAATTGAAGGTGAAGCACTGGCAGATATCTCTAAAGCTAATGATGAAGAGCTAAGTGTATTTGGTCATATTGAGCGTTTTAGCGTAGCTGCATAAACCCATAAACCATACAGGCACAAAGAAATCCACGGCGCATTAGCGTCTTTTTTTGTGCCTGCCTTATAGTAATAAGTCTTAAAACATTTAAGATGAAACTTAATAAATAGTAAAAAATAAAGATTATGTAATCTTTTGTTATTCTAATTTTCATCTGATGGGGATATAAAAGATATTCACTTCACGTTAAGAATAAAACTGCTATGACTAAAATAGAAATATTTGTCTCCATCCTAGCCGTAATAATTATTTCTACTATTATTTATCTTGTATGTCAGTAAGTTAGTAAGCTAAGAACCTCCTTCGGGAGGTTTTTGATAGATGGGATTTTTAAACTTGTTATCTAAAATTAATATTGAATGAGAGTCAAAATAGCTAAACACAACTTTACAAAGTTACCTTCCTAGGCGTTAGATAAATTTGAAAAGTGATGTAAAGTGACGCCCTTAACGCAAGGGGATATTATGAAAAATTTAGGCCTATTATTTTTTATTATGATTTTAGCGGGTTGCGGACACAGAGAATCTAACGGTCAGCAACCTGATCTAGAAACAATCAAGAAAGAACAGCTTGAATTTGCAAAAGAAGCCACTAAAGAATTCATTCCCAATCCTGATTCAGCTAAGTTCCGGAATCAAGTCGGGGATTGTGGGGAAGTTAGCTATAAGGAAGTAGGGGGCACAGATATTGATTTCCAGCGTTTCATTGTGCTTGAAAAGAATATAGTGCTTGTAGAAAATCAGATGGATCCAAAGCAATTTGAGCTTTCATGGAAAAGCTCCTGCACACCAAGTTGGAATAAATAATTATAAGGCCCTCATTTGAGGGCTTTACTTTATTCATCAGATGATTCGGGTGTATTTGCTTGCTTCCTTGCATGCTCTAAAGCAACCTGTTGTGCTTCAGCTGCAGCAGTAGCTTCAATTGGTGGTTCTGATGCAATAGCTGCGGTGCCAGTGAATCCGAATAAAGCCAATATTAGAATTTTCGAATACTTTTTCATTTGAATTTCCTCTACGTTTCTAAGACTTAATTTCAGTGTAGAAGATGCATTTAACCCTGCCTGTATCAGCTATGTCGGGAAATGTAAGATATTCAAGCTCAAAGTTATAGAAGTACTGAGTTATGTAAGCACTATTATCTGATCAATTTTTTTGTTGAGTTGATTAACGAAAGGTTGGATTTTTTTAATGCCTACACTTCATATTGAGACCCCATCATGAATGATTTTTTCTTAGCAACAAATCGCAGCATCAAAGTGAATGACATCGAAGTACGTCAGATCCAGATGAAAGATTTTGATACCTGGGCAATGCATGCTGAGTCGTTAAAGAACTTCATCAAAGACCAAAATCATTCAGATGAGATTTTGACACAGTTATTTAAATCTCATGGCGTGCAAGTCATTTCGACCATGGTATGTGTAACTGATCTGGATGGTGAATCACTGGTAAAACTTGCTGCTGATGAGCAAGGGTTTAAAGATCTACTTAAAGCTGTACTTCTGGTCAATCAGGCTTACTTCAGATATGAAAGACCGAAACGCGGCATCAAAAAGAAAGATGACTCCACCTGGTTTGATTCATTCCAGTTTCTGGTATCAATGGGCCATCAGCATAGCGAAATCATGCAAATGACCTACGGTGCATTTCAAGGCTATATCAAAGCAGCGAATAAGCTGTATAAGCAGGGGATCTTCAATAACGCTATTGCTGGACGTGTGGCTCAGTCTGACAAAAAAGGCTTTGAATCATTTAAAAAAGAAATGGTCTCTGATTGATCAAGTAGCACCCTAAAGTTATGATGCGTAAATAACTATTTAGGGGGTTAGTGTGAAAAAATTATTATTAGCTTTATGTTTGGTGTCGGGGTTCGCGTATGCAGATAAAACAACCACTAGCATCCGTACACCATCTGGGGATCTAGTAAAGATCGGGGATAGCCATCAGGCGCTTAAGGATAAACTTGAAGTAAGTAAACCAAGATTTTACGTTCTAGAAGATGGGCGACTTTACTGTGCAGCTACCGAATATGTAAAACAGGTAGATTTACAGGAATATACCGTCATTTTATGTCGAGATAGAATTGTAAAAATTCTTTGGCGTAATCTTTAAGCGAGGCAACAGATGAATTATTTTATAGGTATTATACTGGGTCTCTTAGTTCAAAACTCTTTCGCTTCTCAAGTTTACACTTGTACTGTAAACGGAAAAACGGTCTATCAGGGGAAACCTTGTGCAGGAAAAGAGTCGCATAATCAAGTTCAGCAAGCTCAAGCTAAGATCAAGGGGCAACAGGCTACAGCAGAAAAAGAGAAAGCGGAATGGGCTGCTCGAAAAGAGCCACGTGTTGGAATGACTAAAGCTGAAGCTGAAAAATCAACGTGGGGTTATCCGGATAAGATCAACACAACCACTACGACAAATAATGTATTTGAGCAGTGGATATATAGAACACCATATTCAGGCTCAAAGTACTTACACTTTACAAATGGAAAGATAACTTCAGTTTCCAACTAAGCCACCTTCGGGTGGTTTTTTAATACCTAATTTCACCCGCCACTGCGGGTTTTTTATTGCCTAAAATTTGAGGTCAGTATGTCTGGTAAAAATTTAACATTCAAATTAGTCATGGATGCTGACACCAAGGGCTTTGATGCTGGCACCAAAGCATCTAAAGATAATTGGGAGTCATTCATTTCTCTTTTGAAAAAGGAAGCGGATGGACTTAAAGCGGCCTCCGTAGAAACAGGAAAAGAGGTTGGTAAAATTGTTCCTGATGATCTTCAAAAGAAGGCTGATCAGGCTAAAGGCAAGCTAGGTGAGGTATCTCAAGCTGCTGGCGAGCTGCAGGGTCAAGCTGTTCAGACAGCTGGCAAGATTGACGGTTTAGGTAATGAGCTTCAAGACACAGCTAACAAGGCTAATAAGGCCGGCTTTGAAATCGGTGGTGCCATTCCTGGTGATGCTGTTCAACTTGCAGAAATGCTGGGTAATAAGTTCTTCTCTGCTGCAAAAGAAATTGAATCTCTGGGCGATAAGTCGACTATCAGCGCTGGTGAACTCCGTGCAATGTCGAGTGCTGGTGAACAGGGCCTTAATGAGCTGAATTTAGCTCTTAAAGCTGCTCAGGCAGAACTGGTTCGACTGCAAAGCACTGATGGTACTCTGCAAGATATTGAAATTGCCAAACAGCGTGTTCTGAGTATTCAAGACGCCATCAATGAAGCCTCCAGTGCCTTCAATTATTATCAAGGTGTAGCGATCAATGCCATGAAGGGCGTGGATGGTGCTACTCAATCAGCTATTAACCAGGTACAACGTTTTAGCGCCGTAGATCTAACCGGGGTAGTAGGTGAAGCACAGACTGCTACCCGTGCAATTGAAAGTATGGGTGACGGCGCAAGTCTTAGCACCAAAGAAATTGAGCGTATTGGCAGTATTGGCACCAATAGTATTAATGCCTTAGAGCGTGAATTACTGACAGCAAGAAATGCATTTTCAGCATTAGAAAAAAGCAGTGAAGCTGTAACACTTAATGAGATTAAGGCAGCTGGTGACAAGGTCAAAGGCCTCGAGCAAGCAGTAGATCTAACCAAATCAGCTTTTTCAGAATTTAATGTAAAAGCCACTACTGCAATGCAGAATGTCACTACCAGTACAGATAAGGCATCCGGTAGTGCTAAGCAAGCTGGCCATGCGATTTATGATGCACTAGGTATCAAGCCGCCGTCCGTGATTAATGATGCTATTGCCGATCTGACCAGAAAGCTCGAAAACTTTAAAGCTAACAGTAAATTGCCGGCTGAAGAAGTAGAACGTGTAACCAAGATCACCGAACAGCAAATCGAAAAGCTTAAAAGTGAATTAAATGGTGTTGAGCCTGCTGCTCAAAAGGCAAATTCTGGAGTTTCTGTTTTCTCTAGAGGCATGGATGGCGCTAAGTTTGCTGTAACTGCACTAGTGGGAGCGTTAGCTACAATTGGTGTTGGTCTGGGCCTTCGAGAGCTTGCCCAGGCGGCTGACTCTTATACTAATCTTTCAGCTCGAATTAATATCGCAACCAGTGATGGTGGTAACTTCCAGCAAGCAATGGCTGGTGTGCACCAAGTCGCATTGATGACTAATTCAAGCCTTGATGCTACTGCGGGCCTATTCACGAAAGTGAATGATGTGGGCAAACAGATGGGGATGACCCAGCAGCAAAGTCTGGATCTGGTCAAAACTATTAACATGGCCATTCAGACTGGTGGTGGAGATGCCGCTGCCAGTGAAGCCGCAATTGTCCAACTTACCCAAGCATTGCAATCGGGTGTGTTACGTGGTGATGAGTTTAACTCAATCATGGAGCAGGCTCCGGGCATCTCAAAAGCACTAGCCCAGTCACTTGGCGTGACTACCGGTGAGCTGCGTGCAATGGCAGGAGAGGGTCAGTTATCAGCCGAGAAGGTAATTAAAGCTTTACAGGATCAGTCAGCAGCAATCGAAGCGGACTATGCCAAGTTCCCAACAACTATTGGTAATGCGCTACAGAAGATTTCTACACAGTGGCAAATTCTGATTGGCGAGATGGATCAAGCTAATGGGTCAAGTGCCGCCGTAGCGAATGCCCTATCAATCATCGCTGATAATCTTGGAATTCTAAAAGTATTCTTTGATGATGTAGCTGAGGGGGTTGGATACTTTACTTCAAAATTTGACGATATAGATCCAAGTACCTTAAACGCATTAAGAGACACACTTACTCAAGTTTATGAAAATATTAAGCTGAATATTAAGTATGTTGCTGATTTTGGTGAAACTGCCTGGAGTGCATTTACGAGTGCACTGGATGCAATCTCGCCGTTATTTAATGCACTGATAGGTGGTGGGGAGGATGTAAGCGGATTTACAACCTTCCTTAATATGCTGCGTATGGCGATGGCTGCCGTAAGTGACGCTAGTTTTGGCTTAAATGTTGGCCTTAAGGTTTTACTATCTTCTGTCCAGTTTCTGGCAGGAGGTGTATACAGCTTAGCTGCAGCAACCTTGAAGTACGTACCATTTATGGGTGATCTGGCAGATGAGGCTGAAAAGGCTTCAGATCGCATGTTTGCTCAAGCTGAAAAGAATATGCAAGGAGCTATCCAGCTTAGTACTGAGCATAAATGGGCTGTAGTTGAAACCTACGAGGATATACGAAAAACTCAAAAGGAGAAAAATGAGGAAGCTGTAGCCGATAGCACTGCAACCTTTGCTGATTTGGTTAAGCAAAATCAGGAATTTTCGCAAAAATCCAAAGATTTGGCTGGTGAACGTGCGGCCATCGATGCACAATTAAATCAGGCTCGCAAAGACGGCAACCAGTCGACCATTGATGCAATCATTCAGAAATCTAATGAACTGGAGGGCCGCGAAAAGGAGCATGCAGCCAATAAAACCGCATTAGATAAGGATATGCTAGCTTCTGCTCAGGACTATGCCGAGACTGCTATCAAGGCCAATGGCGGTGTCATGGATGGCGTGATGCAGGCCGATCTATTAACCAAAGGCTACATCGTAACCATCGATGAGGCTGGCAAAGTTAGTGTTCAGGCTGGCCAGAGTGCAGAACAGGCGGCTGAAAGCGCTGCTAAAAAGGAAGAAGCTCTCAAGCTGGCCAAAGAAAATGTTAAGAAAGCCGATGAGGAGTATCTTGCATACCAGAAACAGGCCGCCGTTGAACGTGCGCTTCTAGAACAACAGATTGAGCAAGCCAAGAAGACTGGCGATCTAAATGCCTTAGCCTCCGCCCAAGCATCCATTAATGCCATTAATACCAAAGAAGCAGAGCTGGCCAATAATCGTAATTTACGGATAGCTGAACTCAATAAAGCTAATGCTGGATCTGGCCAAGTGGCGGAAACAGCTTATTCAAGAGCATCTGCCGCTGCCAAGCTGTTTGGCATGGATCTGGATGTTTCGCTAAATAAAGTTTCTAAGTCTTTTTCTAGTTCTGGAAACGAACTGGATGGACTTAAGACTAAGTTGGGTGAGGCAGGGTATACCGGTAAACAGGCTGGTGATGTTCTTTACCAAGCATGGGAAGAGTGGCTTAGTAAGGCGAAAAGTCAAGCTGAGATTGATGCGGCAAATGCCAAGATGCGTGAGTTTGAAGCGCAGGGTGTGTTCTCAACCAAGCAGGTTGAATTGGGTATTGTTGCAATAAAGAGAGCCACCTCTGAACTACCTGATGTCTTGGATGAAACAGGAAGGGCTTTCGAGCGGCTTGGCATTAAAACCAAAGAGCAACTTCGATTGTCAGCTCAAATGGCATTGGCTGATTTTGAAACAGTACGCCAGAGTGGCCAGGCTACTCAAGCGGATCTTCAAAAGGCTTATGAAAAGACAATTCAGCTGGCGTATGCCTCGGGTGATGCTCAAAGTATTGCTGCAGCAAATGCCAAAGCTGCCTCACTAGGCTTATCGATCCAGGTAAGTGAAACCGGCCAAGTTTCAGTGAAAGCCAATAATGCTGTGGAAGAAAGCTTACACCGTGTTCGTAATGCCACGGGTAATGCGGGTGATGGCTTCGATGATCTCGGCCGTAGGGGTGTTAGAGCAGGTAACGATACTACTGAAGCATGGGAAGAAGCTCGCAAAGCAACGGAAGCAGCTATGGCTTCTCAGGGCAAGATGAAGGCATCCAAAACCGGAACAACCGCTAAACACGGGCTTTCTGTTGAAGAAATTGAACAGAGGCTTAAGGATATTGGTTATGAAGGTGATACCAAGCAAAAAGCCAAAGAGCTCTTTCAAGATGCCGAACCAGTGGCGGGTGGTTATTACAAATCAGCTTCCAATGAGTGGGTGAAGAGAAAGTATGGGACCACTGCCTATGACAACCAGAAGGCTCTTGGTAATGCCATGTATGTTATGGAGCAGATTGAACGGCTGGAGCAGTATGTTGGCAAGAATGGTAGATCAATCGGATCTAGTAGCCTAAATGACTACGCGCCGTCTATTCCTTCCGTACCATCAACTAAAGACTATGGTAAGGGGGGTGATAGTGTGAATTACAACATTCAATTCGGAGGTCAAACTCTATCCCTTACAGGTGATGCAAGCCAAAAGGATGTGATGACCAATCTGGTAAATCAATTAAAAGGTATAGCGAAATCGACATGAAACTAATTCGCTTAGCAACATCCGAAACCGTCCCATTAGAGGACGGTTTTTTATGGCCTGATGAATTCTCATGGAAGGCTATTGAACAGAATCAGGCCTATACCATGGATGGCACTTTGATCATTCAGGAAGGCAAAAAGAAGTCTGGACGGCCAATCACCTTACAACCGGCAGATTCACAAATGGGCTGGATCAAGCTGCGTGAACTACGGACTGTTTTGGAATGGTCGAAACTGCAGGAAGAAAATTTCAAACTGCAGTTTGAACAACCACACGACAACCGACAATTTACCGTCAAATTTAACCATCAGGATGGGGCTTTAGAGGCCGCACCGGTAAAAGGAATTCCAGCGGTATCACTGGATGATTATTACAACGTGACCTTGCGCTTTACGGAGTTGAACGATGGCGATTGAAACCAAAGATTTAGTGATTTACAAGTCTGAACGCTTGACTGATAACTCTGACGGCGGTGGTAAATATTCTGGTGTTGTAGTGCAGGATGGCATTAGTAATAACCTGTTTAATGATGTATCTGAAATGGATCGAACCATGGGTGATGTATCTATGCGCAAGGTTTTCCCAGCGGTTACCACTGAAGATACAGATTTATTGATGGGTGCAACTATTTTTGTATCTGAGCTACCAGAAGATCCAAACGTATCAGCATTGCTTTTCAGTACCAAAAACTGGACCGATGAACGCCAGTCTGCCCAAAACCGGGTAGAAAACTATCTTGCAAAAGGTGGTCAAATTGCTGGCACGCCACTAGATACCCATTGGCAGGGCATGTCATCACTTCAGGTTGTGATGTGGCCACAGGAGGTTGAGGCATCGGTAGGCGATACCATTGTGCTGGTCAGTGATGAAGGCAAGGTATTGGAGCGCGAACAGTACGTACGAATCACCAAGGTCGAAACCCGTACTGCCATTATGGTGATTGATAAAGAGAAAATTGAATACAAGGTTGCAACCTACTCACTCAATGATGCACTTGAAGTTGATTTTGTCGGTCTTTCAGCACGCCAGTGGTACAACGGTGAGAAATCAAAAACCATTATCCGCGATACCATTGTTGCGGATACCGGCCTGTACTATTCGTCTACAAAATTGGCTGCTGATGCGAATGTGGGTGAATTTACAGTCAATGCCAAAAGCATCTTTGCCCAGCTTATTCCATCGGCCCAGACCGAAACACCAATTATTGATGTAAATGCTGCCGGTGAAAGCGTGGTGCTTGTGGCAGGTAATGAAGGCACGATCACGGTTAATTACCCGAATATGGTGATTGGTGTCAGTCAGAATCTGTACATCGGTTCAGCAGTGATTCCATCCAGTGTAGCTTTCACATTACAAGGCCAACAGATCACCGATCAGGGTGGCTTGCTGAAAAACACCCAAGGCACTCAAGTCGGAACGATTGATTATCAACGTGGCTTGATTCAATGGACTGCCGCAGCGCCAGCTGGCACCGCAAGTTTGAATATCACATTCAAGCCAGCAGCCGCACCGAATCAGTATTATCAGAGCCATGCGATTCCAGTGACTCAGAATAACCAGAGCACCAACTGGACTGGAGTTTTAATTCCAATCCCTGCACCGGGCGCATTGTCGATTTCATACATGAGTCAAGGTAAGTTCTATGAGCTTAAAGATGATGGATCGGGGCAGTTAAAGGCTGCCAGTCCTTCTTTTGGTTCGGGCATGATCAATTATGAAACAGGCTCATGGTTATTAACGACTGGTGCCTTGCCTGATGTAGACACACCAATTCTGCTGAACTGGGGCACACCGATTATTACTTTTGTTCGATCAAATTTGAGTGTGGAAAAAGCTGCATTTGATTTTGATTTAGGCCGACCAGGTGTGTTGCCGGGCATAACTATTAACTGGATGCTTGAAGGTGAAGAGAAAACGGCAACCTCTAATGCGCAGGGTAAGTTTACTGGTGATGCTACAGGTGAAATCAACTATGCAACCGGTATTGGCAAGATCATTCCAAACAAGTTGCCTCAAAAAGGAACAGCTTTCTCCGTGATCTATAACTATGGATCCTCACTTGAACAAACCAAGATGGATGTTACGCCTGCAAATCAAAAGCTGACCTTTACCATTGGTACCGGACCAGCAATTCAGCCAAATAGTGTTGAGTTAAAAATTCCACTTCAAAGCAGTGAGGGGATTTCAGGGTCTGTAACCCTGACAGATGTGCCGGTGAATGCCATCATGGGGAATTTAGTGAATAGCCGTGGTCAAGTGCAAGGCACCATTATCTATGCTACTGGCGCAGTTGAAGTCACACCAAAAAGTTCAGCGAGCAGATTTGTGCAAACCTTTACACCTATGGCTACCTATGCGGCTGCCTAGCGAGGAAATATGTCTTTTTATTCTCCACAAACGTCAGATATTCAAGGCGAACAGGTTGAGCTGAAGGCCTTTAATGCTGTTGATGTTCAAGTGAAATACCGAGATACATCTGGATCTAACTCGGCAACGCATACAGTGACGGCAAACAAGCTCAAATTGGATTTATCCTCCGGTTTTGATGAGCAGATCCTCACGGGCTCAGCCCGCTTTAAAGTGGGTGTCGATACCTTTTTGGACCGTACTGGCTTGCTGTATCGCAATGTGAATCCAGCGAATAACAGCGGGATTCAGTCTGGTGTCATTCAATATGGCACCGGTATTGTTGAAATCGACTCATGGACACCGAATACAGACAATACCATTACCCTGGAATCCTTAACTACCACCACCGACCTATTACCAGTCAACAAGATCAGTTTCAGAACGCCAATCATGCCGATCCGGCCACAATCATTAACTGTGGTGGTGGGAACAATTGAATATGGCCAGCTGACACTGACCGCCGATGAAAATGGGGTAATTGAAACCAGTCAGGCGCACGGCCAAGTGAACTGGGATAATGGCTTTATCACAATTTACTTTTATACCAAAACCAAAATCACCGAAGCCAACCGGGCTGAGATTGAAGGCAAAGACTGGTATGACCCTTTACTTGAATATCAGGAAGGTCTGGACACTTATATTAATGTTCCGGTCTGGGTCGATGCCTCTTCGGTACGCTATAACGCTGTAGCCTATACCTATATTCCTCTGGATTCTGAAATCTTGGGTCTGTCTGCTACACGCTTACCGATTGATGGTCGGGTACCAATTTTCCGGGTGGGTGGTATTGGTATTGTCAGCTCAAGCAAGTCTCAGGAATTGTCAAGTGCGATTGCAGGTACCACATATGACCTGAATGATCAGCGGATCTCATGGGCAGAATTGGAAGATGCCAATGGCACAAAAGTACCGTTTGATCTCTACACTATTGATTATGATTATGGTCGTTTGACATTGGGCGGTGACTTCGCACTAGGCAATCTGGTTGCACCACTGACAGTGAAATATCGCTATCAGGATATGGGTCTGATCCGTGATGTGCAGATTAATGGTCAGCTGACTTTTACCAAACCTTTAACCCATAACTATGATGCGGTGGATACTATTGTTGGTTCTGCCTTGGTCATTGGTGATATGCAGGCACGTTACACACGTAAGTTTGTGCAGGGTTCGTGGAGTAATGCCTGGGCAGATGAACCAATTTCAGGAATTCTAGCCAACTATAACGATGCGCTATATCCAATTACTGTGACCAACAAAGGTGCGATTCAGGAACGATGGGCTTTAATTTTCACAGACAATACCAATTTCCGTTGTGTTGGTGAATATTCGGGGCAGATCGGCACGGGTGGTGTGAATGTCGATTTTGCACCGATTAACCCCGTGACTGGCTTGCCTTACTTTACAGTGAAAAAGGAAGGTTGGGGTGCAGGTTGGGCAAACGGGAATGTACTGCGCTTCAATACTGTAGCTGCAAACTTCCCAGTGTGGGTGATTCGTACGGTAAAGCAATCTGAGCCAACTGTCATGTCAGATCAATTCCAAATCATGCTGCGTGGTGATATTGATCGCGTAGTTTAAAAGTTAAATCAAATATGGCCGCCTTATGCGGTCTTTTTTATGAGTGAATAAAAATGGCAATGAAGCAGACACAAACGAAATTATTTGATTTTTCGGATGCAGGTTTGGACTTTTGTGCGGGATCAAAAAACCTATTTCCAGATCGTTTTAAGAAAATGCTGGCATTGGGTTATAACGAGCAGACTGTTTCAAGTGTGGTGGTGGCAGGTAATCAAGTCACTTTGACCTATGGTGTATCGCATGGCTATGTGGCTGATCGTGTTTTAAAAGTCAATGCACCTGAGCTTTTAAGCATTAATGACGGTGAGTTTGTTATTGATAGTGTGACTGAAAATGCTGTCACAATGACGATTGATGGTGCACCAGCCTCAATTACGGGTAATTTCACGACCAAGGTTGCTTCGCTTGGTTGGTCGCTTGAATATGAAAATGCAAATATTCAAATCTATAAATTCAAGCAACTAGATGAATCAGATATATACATCCGTCTATGCTATCAAGATGTAGCAACTCGTCGAAATGCCATCGCTCCGTGTGTTGGTAAAACTTTTGATCCACTCACTGGATTTATTACCGATCCGAATGCTTATACCCAAAATGCACAAGTGGTCTCACCTGGAAGTAACTTAAAATTCGATTTCGACTATGGTGCGAGTTCGCCTGCAACAAGAAATGAGTGGACATACTCGCAAGGCCTTTCTACCTACGGGAAAGCAAATATGATGGGAAGTAAATATCATTTTGCTATTCTGACCAATTGCTATGCCGGAGATGGTTCTGGTGTCATATCAGCTGTACTGCCAAATGTCGGTATTGATAATGAAAAACTTCAATATCCAGTTTTGATCGGCAAGGTCACAGGGATAACCACTTCAATTTCATCTAATGCATTGCACGTAGCACGAGCGTATGTCGGTAATATTGATGTTGCATTTGATTCAAGCTCATCAACATCTGACTATATCTTTAAGACTCCACAGGCAGCAACATCATTTATAAGTGCTGAATTGGATATATTTAACACCACAACTGCACAACCAATTTTTATCTATGAAAAAACGACCAGACAACATTTGGGAGTTTTATTTGGAGTCTTTATTGCAAAATACTCATCCACTAATGCACCTAGTCTTTCTGCAAACAGCAGCCCATTTATCACAAAAGACATTGATCTAGATAATTCAATTTGTATACATCATATCTCTAATGGCGGTTCAGCTTCGCAAGCAGCTTACATGGCTTTTCCACTGGAGGAGGTGAAAATTGTCTCTTAAAATTAATCGGGTATTTTTTGGCGGGTACACTCCAGACTCTCAAAAACTGGAAGCCATGGGTTATCTAATTGCAAAGTTGTATCGGCCAATTATTACTGTTTTGAATGGAAACCAAGGTTTCGGGCAAATAAAAGGCACAACCAAAAAAGTGGGCGCAAATTATTCACCTGTGCCTGTCTGTGTTTTTAAGCGTAGTAACCGACAATTGCTTTGGGAAACCACATCAAAAGCTGATGGCTCTTATGCATTCCGTAATATCGCTGTTGGGCTAGAATGTTTTGTAGTGGCCTTTGATCCAAACGAAGAATACAACGCAGTCATTCAGGATAAGGTAATCGCAAAATGAGCCAAACATCAATCAATGCCCGGCTTGCCATGATTCAAGCCTTTGCAGGTTTTATGGATAACGGTAGCCAAAGTGCTACTGTTATTTTTTATGAGGGTGTGCAGCCTGCCAGTCCTGCTATTGCAGCTGATCCAAACAATGCTTTGGTCACTTTGGTGTTTCCTGAGCCGTGTATTAAAGAAACTACAGCTACTTATGTTGAATTGCACCCAACTGACACAGGCTCGGTTATTAAGACTGGTACTGCAACATGGGCGCGTATTTTTAACGGTGCAGGTGAAGTGGCAGCAGATTTAACTGTGGGTACTGATATATCACTAGCAAATACCAATTTAGTCGTGGGCGGCACGCTGTTTATCCAGTCCATCAAACTTAGACCGTAACTGAAAAGGGTGCTCATGTGGATTTTAAGAATAAGCTCGGCACCGTTGATGCTCACAACCTAAACCTGAACTTTAAGCCTGATAATACTGACAGCCATAACATCATTCTGAATTTTGAGCATCTGGCCGATGGATCGACCAATCTCAATTTTGGTGATGATGTATCCGCAGTAATCGATACAGTACTCGATGCTGAATTCTCATTTGAAGTCACTGCAGTGTATGCGGAGAGTGGTGCAAATACTGCAGTCATCGACACAGTACTTGATACTGGATTTAGCTTTGATGTAGTTGCTGTATTTAATGAGAATACTGATGTCATTGGCCAGATCGATACTGTTTTAGATACGAGCTTTAGTTTTGAGGTCGAAGCGGTATTTAGTGAAAACCTGTGCACGATTGATACGGTTTTGGATACTGAATTTCAATTTGAGGTTATAGCGTTATTCGATATCAATCATCTGGTCGGAGTGTCTTATGGTTTTGATATGCGATATCAGAAGGCTATCGCAGCCTTGAGCACCACAGAAATACCGTGGGCCAAGCCAATATTAAGAGTCTCAAATGAGGCTCTTTTTTATGAGCAAGGCTTGGTGATTTCCAATCAGGCAGATATTCGGTACGAGCAGGCAGGGTCATTAACCCGGGCGATTAGATCCTTTTATGAGCAAGCCACTGGTTTGAGTTCTGATGCGTATGTAATCTGGGAAGAGGGTGGTAAGCGCTTTATTCATCAGCGCTATGTGCATGAAGAAACAATCAAGCTGCGCCATAACCGTGAAACAGTCTGGCAGGAAATGATTCGCAAGCGTAAGACCTTGACTTATTCACATGAAGTGGCCCAAGTCTTTGAGCACCGCTTTTCATTTGAGTGGGATAAAAGCCTTGAGATTATCACCAAGTCGGATTTGCCTTGGGATCAGGCCAAAGCGATTCATTACCGCAAGCATCCGGTTCAACCTTGGCCAAAGCCCGAAATACCTAAATATGAGGGCACTGGTGATTTAAATTTTGTCTGCCTCTGTCATGACGTCGATTCACACAATGTTGTATTAAATTTTGGTGCAGATGACTGTATTCCAGCACTGCCGAATAGAAACTGGTGGTATATCGTGAATACATTAATAGCCGAGCGACTGGATACCGGCGAGAAGATTCAAGTGATTGATGGTAGCTACAGTACCAGCCGATCACAGTGGTGCTGGACCTATTCCATCACAGTTGCTCATACGGAAAAAGAAAAACTGCAGCCGATTGATGGGCAGCCAGTTATTCTCAAAATCATGATCAATGGGTTTGAGCATCGTGTTCTGCTCGAGGATCCGGAAGAAACCAGACGTTTTGCCAGCGTTTTATATACCTATCCGGGGCGCAGCGTTACTGCGTTGAACTCGGATAAATATGCACCTTTGCGCTCATTTATCCAGGACAACGAACGGACCTCTGTGCAACTGGTGCAGGCCGAACTGGATCGAGCCAATGCAGGTACGATTCTGGATTGGAGGCTGATTGATGAATTGGGCTGGATCGTATCGGTTGAGAGTTTGAGCTATGCTGAACTGGCGCCAATTGATGCAATCAAGCAGGTGGTTGATGCAGGCGGTGGCTTTATCTATAGCCAGAAGGCAGGCAACACACTGACTATTTTACCCCGGTACCAGAAAGGCTACTGGGATACGATGACCGTAGATGACTACGATATTCTGTTATCTGAAAGCCTGGTGATGCAGCAGAACATCAAGAAGAACGATGAATACATTGCTGACTTCAATGCCATCACCGTAGTGAATAGTCGAAGTGGTGAAAGTCTGAAAGTACAGCAACGCGGTACTTCAGGTGATATACCGTTAGAAGCAGTCACTGGTCCACTATTTAACGTCGTGTCAGGTGCCAGTTACGGTAAAAATGAACTGGTCAAAGCCAACATTCAGGAATTACATACTTTCGCTGATATCCCGGTAAGCTTCGATATTGGTGAGATGCTACCCGGAAAAACGATTGCGTTTAATGGCCAGTGGTGGGGTGTGATTGATTCGGTATCAGGTAGCTTTTCGCATGAAAAGGTCAATGAAACCATTACAGTGGAGCGTATCAGCCGTGAATAATCCCTTATTTGAATTACGCAAGCTGCTTAATCCGACTCATGCAGAATATATCGGCACCATCACATCAGTGAAGCACCCAGAATATCGGGTGCAGATCGATGGGGGATCGGGTCCGGTGCTTTGCACTTCTGGTACCACATATAATTTAGGTGCCAGAGTTTTTATTGCAAACCAGGTAATTTTAAGGCCAGCACCCACTGGTCAGCATTCAGAAATAGAAATCTAAACTTAACCAAACAACAGTACCTTCGGGTGCTTTTTTATTACCAAAAAATAGGGGTATGTATGATTAAAGGGGATGTATATGGACTTTCTTAGTCAAGTATTGGAAAGCATAAAGAACCATTCGCACATCCTTTTTACAGGTGTGCTGGGTGCAACTTTTGGCTTTCTATTAAGTAAGGAGCCAACTCGGGATCGCTGGATAGGATTCTTTGCTGGCTTCATTTTATGTGTGGTCTTTGCTAAACCGGCAAGTTTATTTCTTGCTAGTGGCAACTATCCAGAACTATTTGGTTTCATTCTGGGCGCTGCTGGTAAAAGTACAGCTGAAGCATTGCTGAGTTTGGCTCGATCGAGAGTTCTTGGTTTGGTCAAAAAGGAGAGTGAAGATGCTGCTAATCATAAGTAAAACAGCGTTGGTATTATTTATAGTTTCATTTGCAATCATGGCATTTCATCCAAAAATTCAACTCCCAAAACACATCGATTTTCTATTGGTGTTGTCGATCCTTTTTGGGGCAGCACTTTTTGTTAAAGATGAGTATTCGCCAAGTCCGGCCGGAACCCTTTTTTACACTACAGTAAGTATTTTATTCGCACTCTTTACCCGACAACTCTATATTTGGGGTAAGGGTGGTGCACGTCCTAAATTTTTTAATACAGATAAAGATGGTGACAACCCATGAAACATATTTTTGATTTCTTGCGAAAGATTAGCGGTGGCAAACTCACCCAGAAACAGGTTGATGCTGCTGACAAACTGATTGCAACCGCTTACGATGATGTCACCAGTATGCTGGGTATCGCTACGGATGAAATGCATATCAGCCCAAGTGGTATTGATCTGATCCGTAATTTTGAAAGCCTACGGCTCAATGCTTACGATGATGGCGTGGGTGTATGGACCATTGGTTATGGCACCACAAAATACCCAAATGGTATTCGTGTCAAAAAAGGGGATACCTGCACACTGGAACAAGCCAAAAGCTACATGCAACATGACTTGAAAAAATTCGAGCAAACCGTCAATAGCGCAGTCAATGTTCCGATCAATCAGAATCAGTTTGATGCCTTGGTTTCATTGGCCTATAACATTGGACCTACCGCATTTGAAGAATCCACTTTGGTCAAAAGGCTGAATGAGAAAAATTATAAGGCGGCAGCTGATCAATTTGGCTTATGGGTAAATGCTCGTGGCAAACGCCTGCAAGGTCTGGTGAATCGCAGGAAAATTGAAATGGAGTTATTTTTAAAATGACTCTAAATCTATTATGGCAATATAAACACTGGATCGCAATTGCGGTCTTTTTTGTTTTATGGGTCGGGCAAATTGCCTATACCAACCACTTAAGCGGGAAGCTACGCAAAGCCAGTGAGCAATGCACAGCGAAAATTCAGCAGATAGAGCAAAAGCATCTCAAAGCTTTAACTGAAAAACAAAATCAAATTAACCAGATGAGTGCGGATTATGAAGCAACAAGATCAGAGCAACATGTGCAGGTCGAAACTGTTACGCGTGAAGTGCAAAAGATCATTGATCGTCCTGTGTATCTCAACCATTGCTTTGATGATGACGGCCTGCAGCAACTCAACTCACTTATCGCCAGTGGTGCCAGCAAACCTCCTTGAGCCTTGTCCTGATTTGCAAAAACTGGAATCAGGGCAGGGTAAGGTTGCTTTGGTCTGGTCTATCGATGTGGTTGCTAAATATAACGATTGTAAGGCACGTCATGGTGCAATTGTGAAGGCCCTCAAGTGAGGGCTGCACAGCTCATTCGATTTGGATAGAAGTGAGCCCAAAAAACTAAAATAAGTAGAAATTTCTTAAATAATTTTAAAGTCAAAATATTAGCTGAAGTCTAATAACTATCAGCTTGCTTGCTCAATGAATCTAAAAAAGTCATATGAAAGTCACTTTAGTTGACAAATTCTAGTTTTAGTCCTAAAACTTGGTTGACAAAATAATGAATTAGTCCTATTTTGATTTTAACCCACATCTCAAAATTTATTTTTGGACTAATTTATATGAAAGAAACAAAGTTACACCCTCCATCGGCCTTTGAGCCTTTGCTAACAGATGAAGTGCTTGAATACTTCGCCACACCCATGCTTGATATTTATTTCGACATCCACGAAATTTTAAATAGTGAAAATGATAATAACTATACTCGTGGCACAGCAATATTTGGTCGTACGTATGAACAATTTAAAAAATTAATCGTATCGCAGGATTGTCCTGTAGACGTTCATTTAAAAGATGGGACGTTTAGATTCGTTTTTCAAATTGGTTATGCACAGATTGGTTTCTGTAAAGGAGATTTTACTGATCCCAAATCATTAAAATTAAGAAAATATACACCAAGGAATTATGACCTATTTCAGGTTGATGATAACCAGCCTGTCATTTGGAAGTTCATCTTGAATGAACCTAAGTCAGAAGAAGAAGAGGCATTTGTTGAATTTGTAGGCTTTAATTTAGCTAATGTGCCTGTAGCTTATTGGCGATCTAATGACAATTTGGATGGTAATAAGTTACATTTAGTCGATCCAATAACTCCTGAGTCAATTTATTTAGATGCTCCATTGATTGGAGATCCTGATGAAGATGATCTTCAAGATGAAGATTTGGATATCAAATTTAAATAGTAGCAACAAGCAATGTCATTATGAACACGCCTTTTAATGGATTAGAGCTAAAGCTTCTGAGACAGTTTAATCAACTGTCTTTGGAAGAGTTAGGTCAGCACCTTGAGTGCACACGGCAGTATGTTCACAAAGTTGAAACAGGGCAGACCTTACCTAGTCCTCAATTTATTCAACAAGCTGCCACTTACTTTAATGTTCCTGAAGAGTTATTTACTCATGTAAAACCTGTATTGCAGGAAGATCAAATCCACTTTAGAAGTTTGAAATCTACAAAGGTTGCAACAAAACAAGTTGTGATTGCACGTGGAGAATACATTAAGCGTTTGACTGAATATTTAGATTCTAAACTCAGATTGCCTAAATATGATATCCAGGCTTCTGACCGGTCTATCTCTATAGAAGCTATAGCTGAACAGTGCCGTGCTAATTGGGGGCTTGGTTTAGGTCCAATTAGTAATATGATCCGTCTATGTGAGTCACATGGTGTAGTTGTTACAACTTTTCGATCATTATCAAGCGAAGTGGATGCACTTTCTTTAGCAACAACACGGCCTATTTTTGTTCGTAATGATGCAAAAGAAAGTGAATGCCGTCAACGTTTTGACCTTGCTCATGAGCTTGGCCATCTAGTGCTTCACGATGGTATGGTGACTGGCGATCGTATTACTGAGTCTGAGGCAAATCAGTTTGCATCTGCACTATTAATTCCTCAAACAATGATGCGAACCCATTTCCCTACATGGTTCAAAGGTGGCCGTTATAACTGGTCTAAACTGAGTGAGTTTAAACAAACGTGGAAGGTGAGTAAGGCTGCGATTCTATATAGAGCGAAGTCTTTGGGTTTATTAACTCCGGAACAATACACTAGTGGAGTGATTGCTTTGAGAAAAAATAGTGAATCTATTACTGAGAAAGAAGATCACTTGATTCCTAAAGAGAAGCCTGAGCTCCTCCAAGCCTGCTTTGCTATGCTCGCAAAAAAGAAAATTTTTGCAGAGGATATAGCTCAAGAATTAGATATGAATGTAGGTTTTCTTGAGAACTTGGTTGGAATGGAAACTCCAAGAAAACCAAGAGTTTTAAAAATTGTAGAAGAAAGCGCCTAATGGCGCTTTTTTTAAATAATTCAAAATTATAATTTTACTTTTTGTAAGAAAAAAAGTAATTTGGGCGCTAAATTTCAAAAAGAATAAGTGTTTTAAAATGTGTGATGAAGAAGTTAACACAAAAAGTGATCCAAAAGTTTCAGAGCTTAAGGCTGTTTATAAACTTGCTATCCAGACACGCAATTTTGAAATACAGCAATTGATTAATAGAAATAACTTTTTCATGTTATTTCAAGGTGTTTTATTAGCTGCTGTATTTAGCAATCAGGCACCAAAACCAATTGTAGAGTTTATTATTTGTCTTTCAGGAATTTTTATTTCCGGTCACCAAATTAAAGTTGCTGCAGGTGCTAAATATTGGCAAGAGTGGTGGGAACTTAAAACAAGTGAAATCGAAGATAAACTAAAAAATACTATTGGAAAAGATGGTTTTATCCCTCTATTTAGTTTAAATAAGGAGGATGAAAAGGATACGAAAGTATTTAAGGAAAAGGTGGATAATAAAATTGATAAGCCAGAAAGTAAATTTTTAGAAATAGACTTTAATGAAATTATTAAAAGAAAATATTCAGTGAGTCGTGTGCCTATTTACACTGGATTTGTATTAATGCTCACATGGTTAGCATTGTTTCTTAGTACATTAAGTTGGTTTCATAGTTTTGATATTTCAACTTTTATCTATGGAATCCATTTTGAAAAAGCACCATAAGGTGCTTTTTTATTATTCACGGAATTTATATATTTTGGGATCGTGCCGAGTATGGTAATCAGGTTGAGTCATAACTTCTTGTATATTGATAAGTCGAGATCGGCATGGCTCAGTTAAATTGCTACTAATATTGAAATTAGGGTATTTACCTTTAATTGCAGGATGTAAATATGCTGCAACTTTTACATCACTTTCACTTACATATCTGCCAGCCCACTTTTCGATATAATGTTTCAAGGAGTAAGACTGACGACAAGCGGATTGAATTTTCTTTTGAGCGTCTAGCCAAGCGTAAGCAATTCGAACACAGTCAGGATGTTCATGCAGATTATTAGGACCTATAGATATTGTATTAATAGCTTGTTGGATTTCTTGATCAGTTAACATATTTAGCTTCCTTAATGTTCAATAATTTAAAATTCAATTAACAATTTAATTTTTAAAAGACAATATTTATTATCCTTTCCACCCATCCACAATATCAGCCCAATCCTGCATCATCTTTATTTTCCAATATGCTTATCATCAATCAAATACTGTCCAAAACTATCTATCCAGCCTTGAATAGATGCTTCCCACACATAAGTACGAGTTTTAAGTTTCTTCACCAGGGTAAGATCCCTAATTCCAAAATGCGTACTTCCTTCCGGTAATTCATCCCAATCTACCTTTCCATTCTCAGTAAACCAGTCTTCCCAAGCTAATTGAATATCATGAGCCACAAATCGACTATTAGAATTATCCCAGGCGAATGGATTATTACTATTCAACTTATTCACATGCAGACGTTTAAAATATTTATTGTTCTGATGGATCTCAATAAACAGATCTAAATGTTTTTTGATGAAATCAAATTCAACATTAATTACGCCCTCATCTTCAAAAGCACCACTCTTATCAACCAATGCCATGTAGCGCTGTTTCTTACTCCATTCCTTGTAATAACTATTATAGTTATCTTCTGCAACACGGATTGCTTCCTCAAATTCCAATCGAATGCCACGTTTTTTAAGATTCACATATCGCTTCAAGGTATTCCATGACTCATGAAGGGTAATAGTCTGCAACTGGGGAATGGTAAAGCCATCTTCTGCATAACGTGTTGCAGCCTCATGGCGTAAATCATGGAATCTTAAATCACTAATACCACATGCATTACACGCCCGGGTAAAGTATGTAGACACGGTACGGGTATTCACTGGAATTAAAATATTCTTGTCATATCCCAAGGCAAGCATTCGATCCCGGACTTCTGGCTTCATAAACTCATCAATCATATTGATGGCTCTTGGTTCCATGTGAGCATACTTATGATTACCCAAGGATCCATTCGGATTTTTAGCATCTCTAACTAACCACTGACTATTCAGATCATCGTAATCATCCAGGCGCAATGAACACAGCTCATCTTCACGGCGGGCAGTGTAGAGTGCAAACCACATAATCAGATGCATCGGCGTTGAGTTCTTGACCCGTTTCCAGCTTTTATAGAAATAGTTGGTCAGCATTTGAAGTTCTTCCGCCGTAGGCAAGCGGTCACGCTGTTTGGAGCGGGTGACGATGCGAGACTTCTGAAGGCCGATCATGGCTTTTTCAAATTCAATTATTACAGTCTCTAAAGGTTCGCCCCATACAAACTCTGCATGAACGATTACAGCCTTGATGTGGCTTAAGTCCTTTAAGATGGTGGCAGGTGCAACACCATCAGTTCCTTTAACTGGATCGCCTTTTCTTCGCATAATTGCATAATCAGAAAAGTCTTGTCGTGTTAAAGAATAGATATTCTTCTCAGAAATATCTAAACTAGCGATGTGCTGTAGTGCTCCTGTTTTTGTCCTGGCAAAGCTGTCTGCTTCTTCCAAATACTGAAAAATGAACTCCCTGAGCGTTTTGTGCTTTATTTGCACCGCCGGATTCAACATTTTTTCAGGGTGCAATTCGATTTCTGCTTCCGTGCGTTTGATCCAGTCCTCAGCTAATGACTTTTTGCTGAAGGTCTTGGATTGTTTGAATTCAGGGTAGCCTTGACGTTGTACACGGACTTGAGCTCTATACCGGGTTGTGCCGTCTTTTGTTTGTCGCTTAGTGACTGTTCCCAT